GACTGTTATACAAACTAGATTTGATGTTATGTCTAATTCTTTTAGTACTAACCCCAAAACTATCATGAACCTGCTACATAATCCACCTCAAACAACAGATAGAATTAAATTCATCAGAAATGAACCCTTCTTTGGCATAGATAATACATATACTTCATCTGTAAGTGATCTATACAGTTTTCTCAAATTTTTCTACTATAATCTAGACGAAATTTTTAAAAAACATGATACGAAACATCAAGAATACTTATCATTTTTTGAACGAAACAATTTTTAATAGACTGACAGTATAAAAAAAGACATAACCAAGCATTTGCCAATATGTGGTCATGGTGCTATAATACCAAGTAGGTGGCTTTTGATATTTTTGAACGAGTCCATACAAAGGGTTGAAAATTTTTATGAATGAGTCTATTTATATTATCTTCATGTTGTCTTTAGTTTTTGGTACTATACATGGACTTTGTGGGGGTAATCCTAATGTACAGTCTTCTAAGAATCTCTTTTCTTTTATCTTTGGGGAATAAATGAACAGGCTTAAAAATCAGAGAGTATATCTTGCAGGTGCTATGGATAGAGTTCCAGATAGAGGAACTACATGGAGAGATAATATAACTCCGTTCTTAGAAGAAATGGGATCTATTGTTTTTAATCCAATATCTAAACCATCTTCAACCGGATTAGAAGATAAAGATGCTCATGCTATCAAACGAAAATTAAGACAAAAAGAAAACTATGATGAGCTATCTGAAATGATGAAAGTAATTCGTAGAGTAGATTTGAGATTAGTAGACATTAGTGATTTTTTGATTGTTAATCTAGATCTAGATATTCATCCATGTGGAACTTATGAAGAAATTTTCTGGGCTAATCGTCAAAAAAAGCCTATAATAGTTCATATGGAACAAGGAAAAATCAACGCCCCAGACTGGCTATTTGGTACAATACCACACCAAACAATTTTTTCGTCTTGGGACGATATCAAAGAATACTTATCTCATATTAATCTTTCAGAAAATATAGATACGTATAAAAGATGGTATTTTTTTTCAGTGTGAGGTAATTATGACTAATATAGCTAAATTTATTGATTTTATGTCGTCTATAGATACATTATATCTAACAGATAACACTATCCTACAAGCTTGTTTACTTAAGGCTGGACTTAACGACGAACATCTTGAGGAACAGCCAATAGAGCTGAGTCAGTATTTTGGAACGGGATATGGTCTAAGAATTTGGCAGTATCCAAATCAATTCGTACCCTATTTACTGCTACTAAATAATTACAAAGATAAAATTAATTCATATCTAGAAATAGGATCTCGTTATGGCGGAACATTTATTTTTACTAACGAATACTTAAAAGCCATTAAAAATGAACCCATTAAAAGCACAGCCTGCGATATAATTCCTATACCAACAAATATATCTCAATACAATGAATTAAATATCAACTCTTCTTATTTAGAGATTAGCTCACAATCTGATGAATTCAAAAACTTCATTAGTAATAAGCATTTTTCATTAATATTAATAGATGGCGATCATTTATATGATGGTGTTAAAAAAGACTCGGAAGCATGTATTGATAGTGGAGACATAATAGTGTTTCATGATATAGTAAGTTCTGTTTGTCCCGGAACTACATCATATTGGGAAGAATTTAAGAGTTCATATAGAGATAGGTTTAATTTTTATGAATTTGTTGATCAATATCCTAGTGTTGGTTCTCAATATTTAGGAATAGGTTGTGCAGTTAAAAAAGAGTTTGATCAAATACAATAAAAGACTCATGCCAAAATACTATGTTAAGTCTGGTCAAATCAAATTTATTATAGATTCGCAAGACCATATAACTGCCATATTAGCAGCACTAAAGCACTATAAGGGTAGAGGAATAATGACAGGACTTAAGATTTGTATTTCTGAAAATGGTTTTGATGATTTTCATCAATGGACATGCTATGATACGGACGAATATATAAGGAAAGTATAATGCAAAAAATTATCAATGAGATTAAATTAGATTTCGATGATGTGCTTATAAGACCTAAAAGATCTACGCTATCTAGTAGGTCTGAGGTTTGTTTGGTCAGGGACTTTCATTTTAAACATTCTCTAAGGAAGTTCTCTGCTATTCCTGTTATAGTAGCAAACATGGATACTACTGGAACTTTTAGTATGGCAAATGTAGTCTGTGAAAATCAAGCTATGGTAGCTTTACATAAGCATTATAAGCCAGATCAACTAATAGAATATTATTGTAGTAGCACTAACGACCACAAAGAATTAACGTTCTATTCAACAGGAACTTCGTCTTCAGATATTGAAAAACTTACGTATGTTTTCAACGCTATAAAAAATAGAGGATCCTCATTACCAAATATCTGTGTTGATGTTGCTAATGGATATAGTGAAAAATTTGTAAAAACAGTAGCACACATTCGTAAACTATATGAAGAAATTGTTATTATGGCAGGAAATGTTGTTACTCCAGAAATGGTAGAAGAACTCATCTTGCATGGTAGGGTTGATATTGTAAAGGTTGGTATAGGTCCGGGGTCTGTTTGTACTACGAGATTAAAAACTGGCGTAGGATACGCACAAGTATCAGCTTGCTTGGAGTGTTCTGACGCTGCTCATGGTCTTGGAGGACATATTTGTGGTGATGGTGGATGTAAGCATGTTGGAGATATATGTAAAGTATTTGGTAGTAATGCTGATTTCGTTATGTGCGGAAACTTCTTTGCTGGATGCGAAGAATGTGAAGGAGAATGGGAATATGAGTATAAGGCTGGAGTGGGTGTAGGTTCAGCAGAACCATTTTGGCAATCTTTTTATCCGGGATATGAAACAGAAAAAAGAAAAACTAAACTTAAGTTTTATGGAATGAGCAGTAAAGAAGCTATGGAGAAACATAGCAACGGAGTTGCAAACTATAGAACAAGTGAGGGTAGATGCGTTACTGTTACATACAAAGGACCAGTGCAAGATGTTCTATTAGATATTTTTGGAGGATTAAGAAGCGCCTGTACTTATATTGGAGCGTCAAGAATGAAGGACTTTGGTAAAAAGACCACATTCATAATGGTCAACAATACTCATACAAAAACATATGACAAATGAACTTAAATTTTTCTTCACCTATAAATCATACTGGATATGGTATATCCTCTTTCTCTATTCTAAAAGAATTAGCTAAAAAGTATAATATAGCATATTTCCCTAAAGGAAATCCATCTGTTGATACCCAGGAAGAATATGATCTTGTAAATCTACTGCTGTCAAGGCAAAATGATTTTGATATAGACGCACCATTTGTAAAAATTTGGCATCAGTTTGATTTAGCAGATAGGGTGGGTCGTGGAAAATATTATGCTTATCCATTTTTTGAGTTAGATACATTTAATTCTAGAGAAAAAAAACATTTATCAGTACCAGATGAAATTTTTGTATCTAGTAAGTGGGCTAAGAATGTCATTATCAATAATGGAATTAATAGTCCAGTATCGGTGGTTCCCCTTGGCGTTAATAGAGATGTTTTTCATGAGAATATTCCAAGTCTTAGAAATGATGGTAAGTATGTGTTTTTGACTATTGGAAAATGGGAAGTAAGGAAAAGTCACGATATTCTTCCAGAACTATTTAAAAAAGCTTTCGGTGACTCAAAAGACGTAGAGCTTTGGATACTGGCGGCAGAACACACAAACTCATATTCATCAGCAGAACAAATTTCAGAATGGAAAAAATTATATGAGGCAGATAATATAAGAGTCATGCCGGGCGTAAAAGACCAAAAGGATGTTGCCAATGTGATAGCTCATAGTGATTGCGGATTATATGTAAGCAAAGCTGAGGGTTGGAATTTAGAGCTATTAGAGACTATGAGTATGAATAAGCCAGTAATAGCCACGGACTATTCGGCCCATACTGAATTTTGCAATAAGAGTAATTCTTATCTTGTTGATATAGATGAAACAGAAAAAGCTTTTGATGGTAAGGCATTTACTGGCCAAGGAAACTGGGCAAAAATTGGACAAAAACAAAAAGATCAGACTATAGATTATATGAAGCATCTCTATAGTAATAGTATAAAAAATAATCCAGAAGGAGTTATTACGGCTAAAAAACTATCATGGGATAACTCGGCCAACATAATTTCTAGGTGTATATCTTAAATAAGGAGACTATTATGATAATGCCAAAACCAGAAGAAAATGAAGATAAAACAAAGTTTGTTTCTAGATGCATGAGTGATTCTACGATGAAAGAGGAACATCCCAATACAAAACAACGATCAGCCATCTGTATGGGAGAGGCTAATAAAAAATATAAAGCTTCTTTGATAGAAGAAGTACATGACAACATATTGATTTCACAAGCTGATTATGATGATAATTGGGACGAATGGACCCATATTTATGATCCGGGGGATATATTAGATGAGTTTGGTCAAGTAATTGCTGATGAAAAAGGTAAAAAAGTAACTTTAAATAAGCCTTTTAGAACTCCAAGTGGGCCAAAAAAATTCTCTGTATATGTCAAAAATGACAAAGGTAATGTTGTCAAAGTCAATTTTGGTGATCCTAATATGGAAATTAAAAGAGACGATCCAGAAAGACGTAAATCGTATAGAGCCAGACATAACTGTGAAAGTCCTGGACCAAAGTGGAAAGCTAACTACTGGTCTTGTAAAATGTGGTCAAAAACTAATGTCTCAGATTTAACTTAAGGAATTATTATGTCACAAGACTATCGTACTATCTCAGAACTGCTTTCGTCAGAATACTCAAATACAACACCAGAAGAGAAGGAAATAAGTTTGACAGAAAACACTTTGGATAAAACGGAGACAGAGACCAATAGCGTAGTAGAACTACTAAAGAAGTCTCTGAATATCCATTGGCAACAAACCACATCACTCTCCGCACAAGCTGTGCATCTTGAAAGATGGGGCTATACAAAGTTAGCGGCATTAATTAAAGCAGATGCTCTTCAAGAACACGAACATTCTATAGTCAATTTAATTAGACTAGAATTTTTTGATGCAGAGTACCAGCCGCTAGTGGTACAGCCTCTAATCTGGAAGAGACACGACATGTTATCTATGATTCAGTATAATCTGAATTCAGTTCAAGAAGCTGCTAAAGTAGAGAGAGAAACCATACTTGCTGCTAGAGCAGTCGGTGACGAGATGACAGCAAATATTATGATTCCTCTACTTCAAGGTAGTGAAGATGGCATTACGCTATACACTGGTTTCCTTAAGCTTATTGAGGAAATGGGTCTAGATAATTTCCTTAGTATACAAGCTTAATAATATGTCAATAGCTAATAACTATAAAAAGATATTGTCAGACTTACATCACAGCTTAATGTCTGTAGATATAGATACAATCACCTACTCTAATTTTATTTCGGAAACTCCTGTTCCTGATATCATAGAATTAGACTGGAGAAATATCTTAGTTACTCCGCCCAAAAATAGTAGTAAAACAACCTTTGGTGAGATCCAATTTATATTTGACTCTATAAAAAGACAAAGAACAGACGTATGGACAAAGAAACTACTAAGAATAGACTCGGATCCGGCAATAGAAATCTTTGATTTGTTAGATAGCAGAAAATTAAATTTTCCTTATGAATATCTCAAAATGTTCTATGAGATTACGAAACCAGTACTTCTTAATATTAAGCAGTTCTATAATCGTCCTAGGCCTGAAACAATAGCAAATATTTATGGTATCGAATTACCAGTCATAGAAACAGAAACCCACCATACTCCATCATATCCATCGGGACATACTTTTTATACGAGCCTAGCGGCTAATATCGGAAAAAGTATCTATCCGAGCTTATCTTTTGAATTTGATAGCATTGTAAAAAATACCGAAACAGCTAGAGTATTGCAGGGGGTGCACTACCCATCTGATAATTTAGCCTCTATTGACTTAAGTAGAATCCTATTTAATAATTTACATCCTTTATTACAGAAAGAATCACAATGGACAGATTTCATGAGATCTTAAAAGAGATTGACACAAACGTTTCAGATAAACTGCAAGCAGAATACAATGAGTATAAAGAAGACTTTTATGAAATGAGTGTTGGGTCATTAAGGGCCATAGCAACTCATGCAACTAATATCCTCAACTCCTTAGAATCTCTCTCTGTAAAAGAAAACTTGACAGCTAGTTGGCTACAGGGTAAGATAGCAGTCACAGAGGACTATATGAGAACCATTCACGATTTCGTCATGTTCACAAAGGAAACTGACGATACAACAGTGTCTGGATCAAGACCTGGACTATGGGACAATATTCGCAAGAAAAAAGAAAGAGAAGGCAAAAAGTATAAGCCCGCAAAACGTGGGGATGAAGATAGACCAGATCCTGAGGCATGGAAAAAGCTGACTAAGGATACTAAGAAGTAATTTGTTATCTAATAATTTTTAAGGAAACCCTAAGGAACTAAAATGGAAAAAAGTTTTGATTCATTGTCTACCTATATATCGCTAGCTAAAAAAACCATCTCTAAATTTGGACCAAAGTTTTACAATGGTCTTTCAACAGAGATGTTAAAAAACGAAGAGGCTATCTCTGATGTAGCTACTGCTTTAATGTATGCTGATTGGAGATTTGATGCTGATAGGCCAGGAAAGTCTGGACAAAAAAAGACACTCTATTCTTATAGAAATCAATGTGCTATTTGGGCAATTAAAACATATGTGACTAATAAGTATAAGAGCAAGAAGCATCTTAGTCTTGATCATGATAATGACAATGATCAGAAACTAGATAGTATGATCCCAGACACAAAACAACAATCACCAGTTGATTGTCTTATTGATCAAGAATATCATGCTAATCTATCAGTCGATATAGAAACACTCTTTAGTAGTAGTGCTCTTTCGTCTAAGCAAAAAGAACAGATAGAAATGTATTACTTTCAAGATAAAACTCTATCTGAAATAGGAAAAGAATTTGGTGTGTCTAGAGAAGCTGTTAGACAAAATATTAAGCGTGGATTAGATATTATCAAAAATTTTGACATTTGCAGAGTTTAATAAATGTTTAAACATATAATAGATTGGATTTCTTCCTTCGTAAAGAAGGAGGAATTACCAATCGTTGAAAAACAACCAGCAACTAAAGTAGAAAATAATGAAACATATATTGGAGCAATATCTTTTAAAGTAACATCTAATTTAGATATCGATGTTATGTGTGCTTTACCAGATATTAAAGATGCTACTACTGATCAAATATCCGTATTGGCCGAAAAATATGCTGATTTTTTATTGGCTATCAATGAGGGACATTTAAAGGATGATATCATCAATATTATACAGAAAAATGTGGATAATAGTGGTGAGGCAAAAGACACCTTATTTCTAGAAAATATGCTATTCTATTGGGCATTATCTCATGTGGAACAAGAAAAAAAGAAAAGAAATAAAGAGAAAAAAGACCAACCTGTAATTAGGCCAATTTCTGTTTTTAATCCTGCTTGAAATTGAAACTATTCTACAACCCATTACTATAGTGTAGGGTGTATTTTCTTGTATATTTCAGCCTTTTTTAAGGATTATGGTAAAAAAATGAATGGAAAAGAAAATCTAATTATTTGGCAAAAATGGGCAGACCCATTTGGTGACGACGATCCTTTAGATCAGTTGGTGGATGGTCTCGATTCTGAGCTATGTGATGATGAGTATTCTAATTTTATCGATACTGACCAGAACGAAACAGAGGAACCAGAGAGAAAAAAAGAGATTATAAAAAATCGCAAGAATATTAAAGTTATGGCAACGCCTATGGGAATTATTCCAGTAACAGAAAATACCGCTAGTGGTAGAATTTTTAATTTTTGGACTGGTCATACAAACTTTAATATCACCAGAAGAATAGTAAACATTATAGAAGAAACCGATGGGGTGGAAACATTAGATATTTTTACTAGATACCGATTTAGGATATCTGTTGGAAAAGCATTTGATGATTCAAATGTAATGAGATGTATTAATGAAAATGTATATTCCTATCTAGAATGAATAATAAAATGAATAAAGAACCAGATATCTTATTAATACATAGTCATGGCATAGATATACAAAATAGAGAGATATATTTACATTCCTATATGTCCGACTCAGATGAAGAAGGTGGTGTTGATTATAGATCTGCTGTTACGTTTGAAAAAAATCTAAGATATTTAAATCTCCTATCACTAGAACCTATTTTGGTTCATATGCATCTACCAGGAGGAGATTGGCAAGATTGTTTAGGTATGTATGATGCTATAAAATCATCAAAAGCTAAAGTGATCATACTTGCGTATGCAAAAGCAGAGTCATCTAGTAGTGTTTTATTACAAGCTGCAGACTTAAGAATATTAATGCCAAATACGAATGTGCTAATACATTATGGTTCATTTAGTGTTGATGCAGAACACAGTAAAGCAGCGGCGGCAGGAATACAATGGAATGAAAGAGAATGCGATAAGATGATTGATGTATTCACTGATAGGTGTATGAATAGTAGTATATGTAAAGAAAAAAATTGGAAAAAGATGATGGCAAAAAAACATATCATTTCTCAATTGGCTAATAAATGCGATTGGATTTTAACATCAGAAGAAGCTTTATATTATGGGTTTGCTGATGGAGTACTTGGTAGCAAGAAATATCCCAACATAGACTATCTAAAAACTTGCATCAAAAGAAAAAATTAATGTACATAGAATATGCTTGTTATGACTATTCATTATCTGATGAAGAAATAAAAAATAACGTGGCCCTAGCTGTTAAGCTGGGAGTTAAAAATATTGGTTTACACTATATAAATATATCCTTGATCAAAAATTTGATAGAAGAACACGATCTAAAAATATCTTCTCCTATTGATTATCCTTATGGTCTATTAGATTCTAAAAATAGACTATCGGCTATCTCAGCAGCAATTAAAGCTGGGGCAAAAACAATAGATGTTGTGGCCCCTGCTAAGTTTATTACGAATAGGAAATACGATAAACTAAGAGACGATATTAAGAATAGTATAACTTTATGTCAACAAGAAAATATTAGTCTTAGGTATATATTGGAATATAGAGTATTCAATCATGAAACATTAGCCAAGACGTGCCAAATTTTTAAAAGTCTTGGTATTGAATATGTTATGCCTTCAACTGGACATATGCTAGATGATATTAATGACAATATTATTGCATGTAAATATTTATCAAGCAAATCCCAGATACAAGCTATCTGCAATGGTAATATTTGGACAGAAAAACAATCTGAATCTTTAAAGTTGTCAAATATTTATGGTATTAGGTTACACCACACGCCGTCTATTGCTCTCTTTTTGAAAAATAATAGTCTTTAACAGAGTTTTGGGGTATATCTATTAGAACTATCACCACTTTCAATAATGGAGATTAAAATGGCCGAAATGCAACAAAATAGCAGTGCTGTCACAGGTACATCAACAAAAAATAATGGCGGTTCAATTATCGCTGGTGGTACAAATCCAAGTAGAAATCTTGTTAAGAAAAATCCAAAAGGTTATAATGTTGGAGTATTTGCTTCTGTTGTTGTTCAAAGTGATCTAGTAGGTAACGCAAAAGCTGTTAGTGCCGGAACATTTTCTCATAATCATGTTAAACCATTAAGCGCTAGGGTCACAACAGAACTAGCTGGTGTTAATAATAATAGTCTATTAAGAGCAGATAATAAGGTTACTAGAAGTATCCACAAGATTGAATCAGTAGTTACCAATAAAACAGCCACCGCTTTTAGGGCTGGATTTAACTTGTTCACTGGTCAGTATTCTGGTGCTGTAACAACAACAACAGATAGTCTTGGATCAGACGTAGCAGCTAATCCTACAACATCTAGTCCAGGAAGATTAGTTTATATGATTGGTCGTAAAGTTCCAACACTAGCTTCATATAAAGCAAAGACTAACTAATAATATTATTGTTCGATATAAAGCGACATAAATAAGCCAATGATGCGTAAAGTGTCGTTGGCTTGTTTACTTTAAAGAAAGATAAACTTATGTCAGAAACTATTATTCACTTCTGGGAAAATATAGCAACAACCAGCATTGGTATAATCGTTACTATGGTTGGTTTTTGGGTTGCTATAGGAAGAAATATGGCTACAAAATCAGAAGTATTAGTAATGATTGAAACGCAATCTCCGTATATTCATGATAAACAATTTATTATGGAAAGATTAGCCTCCAACAAAGAAAGCCAAGCAGCTTTTGCTCTTGCTCTTCAAAGAAATACAGAAGTTATGACAGAACTAAAAATTCAAATAGCTATGCTTGGTAAAACATTGGAAGCGCTAGAAGATAGGATAGAAAGACCATAGGTGTATACTTAGTTATTAGACATATATTCAATCAAATTTTAAATTGGAGAAATTAAAATGCCAAGACCATTCACAGACATAACTACATCCATTAGCTCTAACCCAATTAAAAATGGTACAGTGATAGCTTCCGCTACATTCAAAGGCAGATATTCCTTAAATAATAATCATGTTAAAAATACTCCAGTAATCTCAGACATAGCTGCTAAATATGGTTATAGATTCTATAATGGTATTTTTGTCAAAACATTATCCTAATTTTGCATTATTCACAAACCATAAAGGGTATTAATCATGGTTAAACCCGGCTACAGAACTAGTGAATTTTGGTTCACGATGGTTAGCTTTGTTTTTAGTGGACTATATTTATTGGGAATTATTGGAGAAAATGCTCAAAAAGAAGATTTGATTCAAGAAACTAGCAGGGGTCTAGAAGCTACTATTCTTATTATTGGACAATTAACAATATTGTTCAAGTATGTTAAGGGTCGCACAGATCTCAAGAAAACTTGGTGGAGTACTGCAACTCCGGAAGAAAGAAAAATAGCTAATAGAACTAATAGCAAAAACAAAAAGAAAAAAACAACAACAAAAAAGAAACCGTCTATTGAAATAACAGATCAGGGATTGACCTAATTTCTTTTTTTGGTGTATTTCATTTTAACAATAGGAGTTTTTATGGATAGTGTAATCTTGAGTATTGAGCTTTCTTCTAGATTAGAAGATCTTGTTAATAAAGTCAAAAATTCATTAATAAAGAATAAATCAGTAGCTGTAAATCAAGCCTGGGGAATCCTACAGCTTGCAGTAGCAGACACTATACAAGTTATAGAAGATAGTAATCCTTCTCTTAAGGGATCAAATAAAAAAGAACTTGCTTTGAATATGATAAGCAATTTTTATGATAAAGTTTTCTTAGTAGTGAACATCCCGTATCTCCCATCTGCTTTACAGCCTATTATACAAAAGTACATCAAAGCTCTTTTGATGTTATTGGTAAGTTCAACAATAGATTCTATGGTTGAAATTTTCAGACAAACCGGTGTGTTTGTGGATCCCAATACTGTTGATCCAAGTGTAGATAATGTACCAAAAGTTTCAGATAAATAAAACGAGGAATATAAAATGAATTTTACAGAGAGCTTCCAAGAGTTTAGTAGCAAATTGAGCACAACGGATTTGGCTCTTTACGCCGGTGTAGGTTTAGTTCTATGGATTTTGTTTAAGGACAAGCTAAGTCCAGTACAAAAACTCCTCGCGGGGTTAGTGGATAAGTTTAAGGGTACTGGTGGCTCCGCGTTACCAGTAGTTACAGTGCCGTCAGTATCTCCAGTGGTTGTTCCAAAGAGAACTGATGCTGAAGATACTTTTTTTAAGCTAGTAGTTTCTTGGAAACAAACTCGTGATCTAGCTGTTCAGAGCGGTTGTTCTGAGGCAGTTAAGGTTGCCGATCAAATGTTTCCGTTTTTAAGTCCCAACGTATGCAAAAAAAATGAGGATAAGGTATCATGAGCCAAAAAAATGTACTGCTAGGATTAGCTGCTTTATTAATTGTTATTGGTTTACTTAAGCCAGAATTTTCTAATATACTTAGTCCCAGACCATCTGTAGTAGATGTTCTTGAATTACCAGCACCAACAGATGAAGCTGTCAAAAAAGAAGCTGATGACGTTGTTGTATTAGTAAAAGAGTCTGGAGCAAAGGGTGATGCTAAAAGATTGAGAGATTTGTATCTTGATTTAGCAAAGCTTGTTGAGCTTGACGGAGAAGATGAGGTAATTAAGAGCACAGAAGAAATTCGTCAAGCAAATAGTTTAGCTGGGGTTATGCTTAGATTAGACATCAAAGGAAAGTATCCTAACTTAGCTAAAGAATCTAAAGAAGTTGTAGTAGCAGCTATCGGTGATGATCAAATTCTTTTATCAAAAGAGCTAAGAACTAAGGCTGTAGAGGGTCTTAACGCTTTAGCCTGGGCTTTTAACATGGGGTCAAAATAATGGCTAGACTTTCTCCTAAAGAACTATACGATAACTATCGCAAAGGATTCAGCGGTTGTGTATGGGAACAGCATGTTTATGACTATTTGATGGAGACTTCTAAATATCCATTGTTTGGCGATGCTAGTAAAAAAATTAGTGGTAGTGGTAAGGGCAAACTTTCAACACCATACAAGAGTGTGTTAAAGTTTGATAAAAATCCTTATAATGAAAGACAAACTACTGGAGATTGTGTTAGTCATGGAACACGAAATGCTTGTGACGTAACACGAGCCGTAGAAATAGATATACACAATGAGAGAGAGGATTGGATAGCAAAAGGTGCAACAGAAGCTATCTATGGATATAGAGGATTTAGTGGACAAGGTATGAGTTGCGCCAGAGCAGCTGAATTTGTTAGCAAAGTTGGTGGTCTTGTAGTGAGGAAGAATTATGGCTTTGTAGATTTTAGCAAATACAATGGTAATTTAGGGGCAGGCTGGGGCGGTAGAGGTCTCCCCGATAAAGTATTAGACCTCTCTAATGATCACCAGATCAAGACTGCTTCATTAATACGAACAGTAGAAGAAGCTCGTGACGCTCTAGCTAATGGTTATGGATTAGCCGTATGTTCTAATTATGGATTTAGTAATACAAGAGATAAAAAGGGTTTTGCTAGAACATCTGGGAACTGGGCTCATTGTATGGCTTGGATAGCATGTGATGATACCGGTAGCGAACCAGCATTTTTAGTCCAAAATAGCTGGGGTAAATGGAATGACGGTGGACACCCAGAGTGGGGTCCAATTCCAGATGGGTCGTTTTTAATCCATGCTGATGTTGCAGCAGGTATGTTATCTGCTAATGGATCTTATGCTTTTAGTGGATTTGACGGATTTCCTCTACAAAAACTTCCAAGCTATGGATTTGAAGACTATCTATAAAATAATTTAGCTAAAATAATTGAAAATAGAAATTGGTGTATTAATACATATACTTTCTTTCTACAGAGATTATTTCTATGAGACTAATAGATAGAATAGCTCTTAACAGAGCAATACAAATGCTTTTAGATTTTATCTTAGCTATTATTAAGATGTTTGATAAAAGCACTCCAGAAGATAAGCCAGATGGTCCCGTTAAACCAAAACCATCGCCTAAACGCAGACCTTTAAAAGATCTGATAGATAATGTTGTCCCATGGAGAGAACAAAAATGAATAAATTGTTTGTTGGTTTATTTTGCGTTGGACTATTGTTTAGTCAGTCATCCTACTATGGCTCTACAACAGCCCCAGTAACTCTTGCTGGAGGCATTATTAAAGCAAAGCATGTGCAGGAAGTAACACAAAAATATAAAAGAAAAGACTGTCCAATTTGCAAGGGTAAAGGTTGGTATATGAGTGGTGATGGTATTCTTAAAATTGATTGTACATATTGTGAAGCAGATAAAGGCTCTATTTCTGTAGGCCCAATAAAATCAATCTCCCCATCAGTCCCACCAGCTAAGACACACTCTTCTCCAATAAATTGTCCTGATGGAAACTGCCCAATTCCTAAAACATCAAGGAGATAAATACTATGGCTGATAATGAAAAACTCAAAGCTATAGCTATTAAAATTTTAGAAAAATCTAATGTACCAAAAGACGAGGTATATGGATTTGCTATTGTTACTATTTTAATGATTATCAGCATAGTCTTAACTTGTGTAAGAATACTACAAGAATGTAATAAAAATAAACTAACTGCTCAATCTACAGCAGAAGATAAATACGCAATGTACAGCGAACAACTACATACCTTTAGTGAGCGTAGGGGTTGGTTTACTAAGATGAGAATTAAGAAAATCTTAAGAAGAGAAATGAAAAAAGAAGATTATGAAAAGTATTCTTTAGCGATATTGAATGCTTTATTAGAAACAGGAGAAGTTCTCACGGAGGAGGAAGTGGTAACCTTAGTGGAGGCAGCAAATGTTTAATATAATGATTTGGTGTGTTTATGGTCTTTTTGTCGGTTCAATTGCTAAAAGTATCGTTCCAGGAGAAGAAAATTTCGGTTTCTGGAAAACTATAGCTTTAGGGGTTGCAGGATCGTACTGCGGCGGTATAATAACTTATCTGCTTGGTATGACTCCACTACAACCTACGGGGATAGTTATGGGAGTTGCAGGAGCAATTGCTTCCTTAGTATTTTACAAAAAGCTATTAGAAAAATAATCGACGCTTAATAATGAGACCAATCTGGACGGACTATTTCTTGGGATTAGCTAAAGTTGTTTCCCAAAGGAGCCATGACATACATACTCAGCATGGTTGTGTTATCACAGATCAAAATAATAGGATACTAGGAGTAGGATATAATGGGTATCCAAGAGGCTTAGATGATACTAAGCTTCCAAAGAATCGTCCAGATAAATATCCTTGGATGGTTCACTCTGAAAGAAACGCACTATCTAATTGTGTTGTTAGACCAGATAATGGCATAGCCTATGTTACTGGTCAATGCTGTAATGATTGTATTATGGCTTTATGGCAGGAAGGTGTTCAAACAGTTTATATGACCGATGATCATGGGACACACTTATTTGATGACAATGCTAAAAAAATATTTGATACTTTTGTAGAGATGAGCGGAATAAAAATTATGAAAGTAACACCAGACCTATCTTGGCTAAAGAGCCTGTGCGGTGTAATATGAATGTACAAAGTTTATTTTTTTATCTATCAGTATTTTATTTATCATATCTGGAATACATCGGTGATCCTAATGTTAATAAATTATTCCACATCACCGTCATTCTCGGCCTCATTGCATTACTAAATAGGAGATAATATGTCTGCACTTCAAGAACTACAAAATTATACATTCGTCAGCAAATATGCTCGTTGGTTAGAGGACAAGAATCGCAGAGAAACTTGGAAAGAGGCTGTTGATAGAGTACGTGAAATGATGCATACTCAATATGATTCTTTCGGAATAGCAGAAGATATCGACTGGGCATATGATATTATGTATAAGAAGAAAGTTCTTGGTAGTCAAAGAGCATTACAATTCGGTGGCGAACCTATCTTAAAGCGTCATGCTAAAATCTATAATTGCACAGCAAGCTACTGTGATCGTCTAAGATTTTTTCAGGAATGTTTTTGGTTATTATTGTGTGGGTCTGGCACTGGATTCAGTGTTCAGAAGCACCATGTCGCAAAGCTACCCTCATTGGAACATTCAGTAGAAGAAGATCAGGCCACAAAATACTTAATAGAGGACAGCATTGAAGGATGGGCAAATGCCTTGGGTGTTTTGCTAAGTTCTTATTTTAGCAAACCAGTTGAAGAGTTCAAACAGTATAAAAATACTCATATTGTATTTGACTATTCCAATATTAGACCAAAAGGATCATCACTAGCATCTGGTGTTGGCAAGGCTCCCGGATATGAACCATTAGCTAATGGTCTCGAAAAGATCAGAGCACTATTAGATAGATGTATTAGTAGTGGACAAAAAAAACTAAGACCAATTGATGCTTATGATATTGTTATGCATAGTAGTGATGCTGTTTTATCTGGTGGAGTTAGAAGAAGTGCATCTCTAGCACTATTTAGTCATGATGACGATGAGATGGCCAAAGCCAAGACAGGTAACTGGTATGTGGAAAATCCACAAAGAGCACGAAGCAATAACTCTGCATTACTTCTAAAAGGTGAAACTACCTTTGAAGAATTTTCTGGTTTGATGCAATCGGTTAAGGAGTTCGGTGAGCCGGGCTTCATTTGGAGCGAATCAACAGAAATGATTTTTAATCCTTGTGTTGAAATTGGCATGTGGCCTATAGATGAGAGTAGCGGTAAGAGCGGATGGCAAGGCTGCAATCTATCCACAATTAATTGCTCTAGTGTTGACGATGAAGAAGATTTCTATGAAAGATGCAAGGCAGCAGCTATCATAGGAACATTACAAGCTGGCTTTACCAAGTTAGAGTATCTTGGACCAACTAGCGAAAAGATCTTTGAAAGAGAAGCTTTGCTTGGAGTCTCATTAACTGGAACCATGGAAAAGCATGATCTTGTTCTTACAGAAAAGACATTAACTAAGGGAGCTAAGATTGCTGTTGAAACCAATAAGCAAATTGCTAAAAAAATCAATATAAACCAAGCAGCAAGAGTAACGTGCTTGAAGCCAGAGGGAACATCGTCAAGTATGTTGGGTACTAGTTCTGGTATCCACCCACACCATGCTAAACGATACATACGCCATGTTCAGGCCAATATTTTAGAAGCACCATATCAACACTTCAAGAAAGTAAACCCGCAAGCCTGCGAAAAATCATCGTGGTCTGCAAACAATACTGATGAAGTAGTTAAGTTTCCAATAGAAGTACCAGATGGTGCTAAGTTAAGAAATCAATTACCAGCAGTAGAAATGCTCTCTGTTGTAAAAGAGACCCAAAAGAACTGGGTTCACTCTGGCAAAAATAGATCATTATGTACACAGGAATATTTGAGTCATAATGTTAGTAATACTGTCACAGTTAAACCAGACGAATGGGAATCTGTAACCAAATACATTTATGACAATAGGAAGTATTTTGCAGGAATATCTTTAATTCCACAAAGTGGAGATAAGGATTATCCTCAAGCTCCATTTACTACAGTATATACAAGCAGGGAAATTGTTAAAGAGTACGGAGATGCTGCTTTATGGTGCTCTGGATTAATAGAGCTTGCTCTCAACTCTTTTAATAATAACTTGTGGGCTGCTTGTGACTATGTTGGTTTAAATCAAGCTAAAGATAGTGATGATGAGAGTAAAATTATGTTTGCTGCTAAGATGAAAAATTTTGCCAGCAAATACTTTGATGGAGATATTAGAAGATTAACGTATTGTATGAAGGATGTTTACAACTGGAAGATATACTGCGATCTATATAGTAGCTTTGGTAAGGTAGACTATACTCAACTATTAGAAACTGAAGATAACACTGCCGGTATCGAAGAAATCAGTTGTGCTGGGGGAGCCTGCTTAATATAATGCCAGTATATTTTAAAAAGTTAGATCCCAAAGCTAGTCTACCATCTAGAAATAATGTATCAGATGCTGGGGCTGATTTGAGATCAATAGAACATATTACTATCCCTCCACTATCTCGTGCTCTTATCAGTACAGGATTGGCTTTAGAGATTCCTTATGGGTTTTATGGAAGAATAGCGCCTAGATCAGGACTTGCTGTTAAATATGGTATTGATGTATTAGCTGGAGTTATAGACAGTTCTTATCGTGGTCCTCTCGGTGTTGTTCTATATAATACAGACAAAGATAAAGAGTTTATTGTCAATGTTGGAGATAGGATTGCACAAATTATATTTGAAGAACATTGGAATTTTAAAATGGAAGAGGTACCAGAACTTTCGGATACTAGTAGATCAAATAATGGGTTCGGTTCTAGTGGGATAAAATAAGACAACTCTTATTAACGGTGTATTATACTTATGATTGGAAGGTCCTATCCTCTGTAGTTAAAAGGGCATAATTTGAGAAAAAAAAATAGCTCTAAGAAAAGACCCAGGGTTATCGATGCTACAAATGAGATCCAAATTCCCTCCGCTTATAGAAATAGGCTTAAACCAAGAACAGAAAATCAAAAAGAATATATTAGAACAGTAGCAGAAAACACTATAACCTTTTGTCAAGGTGTTGCTGGTAGTGGTAAGACTCATATTGCCATAGGTATGGCTTTAGAATACTTGCTTGATGAAAAAGTTAAAAAGATTATTATCACAAGACCAGTTGTAGAATCTGGAGAAAAGATAGGATACCTTCCCGGTACAGCGGAAGAAAAACTACACCCCTATCTTCTGCCATTACTAGACGAAGTAAACCACTTCATACCCTCTGCTCACTATACCACTTTAAAGACAAATAACAAGATTGAGATAGTACCATTAGGCTTGATGAGAGGACGTAATTTTCATAATGCTTTTATAGTTGCAGATGAATGCCAAAATGCTTCATATGATCAACTAAAAATGCTATTAACCAGAATAGGTAATAATAGCAAGATGGTATTAACAGGGGACGTTAGTCAATCTGATCTACATAGACATATGCAGGGCGGATTTTATGATATGTTATCAGCACTTTCTGATATGGAAGGCATAGGTATTTCTAAGCTTGAATTTGCAGATATAGTTAGGAATCCTATCATAGGAAAAATCATAGGTCGTTTAGACTCATACGAAAATGAAAACAGAAAATAGCAAATGCTTAGTACTAAATGGAGATTATTCTCCACTAGGTATTATAGACTGGAAGAGAGCTATAACTTGGTGCGTAAAGTATGAAAATAAAAGCAATCATGGTATAGAGATACTAGACTTTTATAAAGATGATTTTATTATTGGTGTTAATGATAAAAAGCATCCTATTCCAGCAGTAGTAAAAACGAATAGATATTTTCGTATAAATAACCAAAAAGTTACTTTTTCTCGTAAAAATTTATTTATCAGAGATAATTATACCTGTCAATATTGTGGAAATATAAAAGAGCTAAATAAGCTTACCTATGATCATGTTATTCCAAAATCATCTTGGAAGCATAAATCTGCAAGTCCTACGACATGGACAAACATAGTAACTGCTTGTGTAGAATGTAATAGGAGAAAAGGAAGTAAGACCCCAAAGCAAGCCAATATGCCATTACTAAACTTGCCAATAGTTCCACAAAAAAATATCCGCTACTTGCCCGTATCTCACCATCTATCTACTATAAGGACAGATATTCCTCAAGAATGGCATCTATATTTGCCAGAATCATATACAGGATAATTAAATGCGAGTTGATACCGAAGATTTTAGGATCAAACAAAATCAGGAACAGAATAAGTTCTATACCCTGTTAGGACATGAATCATTTTGCGATGATGGAGGATTTCCAAGATCGGAATCTGAAAATGAATACACATTTGCCAAAGCAGTAAAGAGTAAGGTAGCAAAAGCTTTTGGATCAAATAATCTGTCTTATAGATTTTATATTAAGACTGACCCAAATAAGAATATTATTAATCCAATAGAGACCTACTCTATAAAGACTAAAGAAAAATCTTCGTTTATAAATAAAACCTGTAAGATAGAATCAGTATTTTCTGAAGTAACAGAAAGCGCCTTCAATCACTATATTAACTTTTTAAAAACCAATAATACTAAATGGCTAAATAGCGCACAGAGGGAATTGAAGTAATAGTATGCCAGCATATACGTTTTATTGTGAAAAATGCAAATATAAGTTCGAAATTATATGTAGCATAAAAGACTATTCAGAAAAACAAAGATGTGAAAAGTGTTCTAATTCCAGAAATGTTATACGAGCATATACTGAAGATGTACTAACTATAAATTCTTCAGTCAAAAAATCTGACTCAGAACTCAAAACTATAGGCGATCTAGCAAACAGGAATAGAGATAAGTTAACAGATGATCAAAAATTAAATCTGTATCAAAAGCACAACGACTATAAAGAAGGTCCAGCGCCATCAGAACTACCAAAAGGAATGACCAGAATGAAGAAAACTCCAAAGACTAAATGGGTATAAAAATGGAAAATCAATATGGTTCTTTATTTGAAGGACAAAACAAAAAGATTAGCTGTAAGCATGAAATTATTTTCAATATTACTGCTAGCGTAATAAGTGAGAATGAAAGGGGTGAAGATGCTGGATATGAAGAAATTTGCACTAAGCATTACCACATCCCAGTAAAAGAAGATGCCGACTACAAAGAGTTTATGGGTTCCTTTTTTAGTTTCTTAGAAGGATGCCTAGCTAGTTCGGCACAAAAAGCATACGAAAAAGACACAGGAATAAAAAATGAATAACTTTATACATTCAGCTAAAAATGCATCATTAGATAATATTCAAAACGGAGATGAGTTTTATTGTATGAAAGGACAAGAAGATTTTCTTGACTCAAACAATAACCCAAGATGCAACAGCGAAAATGGTGACAACGTACTCGCTAAAAAAATTGTAAGAGATGGCGGGGCTGTAAAGTATACTATAAAGCTAGACAACAACGGAAAGATTTTCAATCCCATGTCTATATATGGAGAGACAAAAATTAGCTCATTTTTAGATAGAGTCTGTAGATCTCAAAATAAGTATAAAGAAGTAAACCTAAAAGCTTTCAATATGTATTTAAGTTTTTTGAAAACCAAAAATATTGCATGGTTAAATAATGCAGAAAGGGAGATGTAAATTATGGCTAGAATTAATAAAACACTAGGTTATGCTATTAGCTGGTTAAATAGTCAAAATAAATCACCAGTAGAAATCGCTGATGAATTAAAAATAACAGAAAAACAAGTATTAACAGTACTAGAAAAGGTTAGTACCAGTACGTCTGATAATAATTTGAAGACAGCAAAATCTTCGGTAAGTAAGTCTAAAAATTTAATGATAACTGAAACAGCTGGTAAAAAAAGCAATAACGTATCGATAATGACGGGTGCAGCATCAGCACTTAATGATTCGCTAAAAGACAATATGGCAAATATCCCAAGAACAAGAAATGATAGCTTTATCTTTAATCCAAAAAATGGAAAATAATAACCAGTATCTGTCCAAGTATTCCAATGGCAAAACAGTCTCAGCAGCACAGTATATTACTGAATTAATATGTGAAAATAAAGCAAGAAAAGATAGGCTTGATTTACATTATAGGTTTTGGGTTAGTAAGAAATGGGAAGCTTACTACAGAAACCAGATAGCTTCTGCCCATAAGCTTTTAAAAACATATGGTGCTAAAGCTATTATTAATGCTATCAGGGACAAGGAAGCAGAAAAAATTTACTCTTTGCGAGCACCACATTTGCCCGCTATTATACAAAAACATTCTGAACTCCTAGAGTCTCAAAACACAGACCTTACTATTGATATTGATCGAAAGAACGATAAATCATATAGAAAAGATCAGGTTAAGAAAAATGTTCTATCCAAACTTAAGGAAATAGATGATGGCACTTAAAGAAGATGTTAAGAAAAATTTTGGCGACAATGTGATGTTAACGGCAAATGCTGTTATTGATAAGTCATTAATTAATATTCCTATTAGTCCAGCACTGGATGTTGTTCTTAATGGAGGAATACCAGAAGGAAGTTTCGTAATTTTTACTGGTCAACCAAAATGCGGTAAAACTACAACCTCTTTAGACTTTTGTGCAACAGCACAGAAGAAAGAATACGCTCATGGATCATTTAAGGATGGTAGAGAAGTTTATTATCTCAATATAGAAGGTCGTTTAAAGAAAAGAGATCTAGAAGGTATACCGGGATTAAATCTAGAAAAATTCAATATCATTGGATCTCAAGAAGGTAAGATTCTTCACGCAGAAGAATATCTCCAAATTGGTGAAAGAATTATCAACGAAATTCCAGGATCAGTAGTGATCATAGACTCCTATTCTGCTCTATGTACAGAAGCAGAAATTACTAGTGATATGAATAAGATGCAAAGAGCAGATGGCGCAAAGCTATTGGCAAAGTTTTGCAGGAAGGTGGCTAATGTTATTCCTGTTAATAGAAATATTGTGATAGGCATTACTCACCAAATGGGTAATCCCGGTATGGGGCATAGTGAGTGGAAGGAAAAGAGCGGTCAGGCTATTGCATATCAAACAGATATTAAAATCAAAGCCAACTATTTTAGTCCATGGAATTTAAGTACTGATAGTCCCCAAATTGGTCAAGAAGTACATTGGCAAGTATTATGTTCTGCTCTAGGTGCTCCCGGAGGTAAGATTACAAGCTATATTAGATATGGTCAGGGAATCGATAAGCAGATGGAATTATTGACACTTGCTGTAGATTTGGGACTTGTATCTAAGGGTGGAGCATGGTATACTATGTCATCTGTCGAGGACAAGCCTAAGTTCCAGGGTCTTGAAAAAACAAGACAATACTTAGTTGACCACCCAGAAGTTTATGATGATTTATGGACAAAAGTCAAGGATACTATGGGCATCAAATGCAAGTAAAAGATCTAGATGGTAACTCTTATAATTGGCAATTAGTTGGTAATATCGCTCATGGATCAATTCAAAATAAATCTAGCCTACATTTACAGGCAAGAGATTTAATACATGAGTGCTTTCCAACACTGCAAGTGTTAGAAGAAGTACCAGTAAATATTAGAAGGTCAGAAACTCTATACCTAGATTTTTACCTACCTCTTATAAAGAGATGTATTGAAGTTCACGGGGAACAGCATTATAAGTTTAGTAGATTTTTTCATAATAGTCCTCTAGGTTTTATAAGACATAAGAAGCGAGATCAAGAGAAAAAAGATTGGTGTGAGTTGAATGGCATTGAGTATATAGAACTTCCATTTGATCAGACTGATCACTGGACATTAAGGATTAAAAATGAACACGAAAGAACAAGTTAATGAATGGGATAAGATTCTTGACGAATACGAAAAAAATATTGGTCTTGGAACTTATAGAGCAGACTCTTTCCCAGAAGAAGAGCTTAATGGCTATTTTCAAATGAGTAGAGATGAACTAGAAAAAACAACTCCAGAGGTTTGTGGGGAAATAGCATACAGGCTAGGCCAGTTCGCATTTCATGTTCAGCGATCAATAAACAGAGAGCTTTCCAGACTAAATTGGGCTGACGAGACTATCAAAGAAACAATTGCTGAAGAGATTAATAATTATAAGGGATACGGATATATTGAAAAATCTTTTCAGGCCATTAAGAATAATGAGAAAGCATCAGCATTAAATAAGATTAAAAAATATGCTAAACAAAGAAGTGATAGACTTCAATATTTAGCAAATAGTATTAAGCACTTATCTGATATTATGTTATCTATTCAAAGGGCAAAGGTGAAAAATGGACCTCAGTGAACTAAGTAAAAACCCAGACCAGCTAAAACAACTCATCTCCTTACTACAGAATATGCTGCCGTCAGACGATACTGATGAAAGCGGTGAGGGTACTAGTCCCATTAGAACAAAGAGTTCAAAAAAGCCAAAAAGCCAGACACAGAACTCTAATAAGTTTTTAAATATGCCAGAAATGAATATGCACAAAGAAGATAGTGAAATAGACAAAAGACTATCTAAGCATCCTCCTGTTGCGAGGTCTAGAGAATTTGAGCCATTAACGGTTAAGTGTAGAATTTGTGGTAAAGAAGAAACCCTAAACCCATCGCTAGTCGAGTCTGTATCAAGATATAAATGTAACAAGTGTTCATCATCAGCAGGATAAATTATGATTTTGTGTGATCCATCAGCCGAAAGAGCCGTATTGAGCGGTATGCTCCAGTATGGAGAAGAAGTATTTCTTGATATAGGAGATATTGTTCAAGAGGAATCTTTTACTATTGATAGTAATCAGGTTTTATTCAAGTGCTGTAAGCATATCCTTGAAAAGGGACAGTCTGTAAACACCATAGACATAGCCTCAATCTACTCCTCTGCTCAAGAACTAGGAATGTCTCATATTCTTAGTCAGAAAGAAGAAGCTCAACATTTAAAGGCTATTAAAGATTTTCCTGTCAATAAGGAGAATATTAGAAAATTTGCAGCCAAGATCAGAAAGCTTGAGATAGCCAGACTGCTTCATAAGGAACTAGGCAATACTCAGGAAAAGCTGCTAGACATATCAGGATCAGAATCAATATCATCTATTATTGGTATTGCCGAAGATTCCATATTCAACTTCTCTTCCTCGCTGAATAATGATAATGACAATGCCCCAACATTCATGTCTGCTGGATTAGATGAGTATATTGAATATCTACAAAATAATAAGATCGATCAGGTTGGTATTTCCACAGGATTTCCTGTTTATGATCAGTCAATAGGTGGAGGACTAAGAAAAGGAACAATCAATGTTATAGGAGCAAGACCAAAAGTTGGTAAAACTCTTTTATCTGATAACATAGGTTACCATATAGCAAGACAAAATATTCCAGTATTAAATATGGATACTGAAATGAATAAAGAAGATCATATCCATAGAATCTTGGCTATGAGTACAGAAATTGAGATCAACAAGATCGAAACTGGCAAATTTACAGAGTCTCCTATTAACGCTAAGAAAATAGAGCAGGCAGTTAAGGATCTTAAAGCCGCACCTCTTTATCATAAGTCTATCGCTGGAAAACCATTCGATGAACAATTAGCTATTATGAGAAGATGGCTAGTTAAGGACGTTGGTTTAAATGATGACGGAACAGCTAAGGACTGTGTTATTATATATGACTATCTAAAGCTAATGGATTCCGGTGGAATATCTCAAGACCTAAAAGAATATCAGGTACTAGGCTTCATGATGACCGCCCTGCATAATTTTGCCGTTAAATACAAGGTTCCAATCCTTTCATTTATTCAGCTTAATCGTGACGGTATATCTAAAGAGAGTACCGATTCTGCAAGCGGTTCGGATAGAATTATATGGCTATGTAGTAACTTTTCCATATTTAAGAGAAAGTCTGACGAAGAGATTGCCGAAGATGGAGGAAAATCTGGTAATCGTAAATTGGTACCAGTAATTAGCAGGCATGGTGGAGGGTTGGATGACAACGACTATATCAATTGTCATATGAAGGGTTGGTGTGCCAAGATTACAGAAGGCCAGACTAAGCTAGAGATGATGCATAATAACAAATCAAACTCGGATGGATTTTTAATCGATGCCAATAACAATGAACAAAATCAAGAAATCCCATTCGTATGATCAAGCAAAACTGAAATACGTTTCAGATGCTTTATGTGACAATATTGAAGAACTTCTAGATACTCTAGGAATAGAGGGGTATAAGAATCTTGGTAAGCTTATTGCTATGAGTTGTCCAATTCATGGTGGAGATAATGAGTCTGCGCTTAATATTTATCATCAAGGCGACTCATATAGAGGTAACTGGAAGTGTAGAACTCATCAGTGTGAAGAAACATTTAAAGGATCGATCATAGGATTCATTAGAGGATGTTTATCTCATAATACTTATGGTTGGGTAAAATCTGGAGATCAGATATGCTCATTTAAAGAGGCCTTAGACTTTGCAACAGCATTTATACGAGAAGATTTTTCTAGCATAAAGATATCAAGAAAAGCTAAAGAAAAAACGGCTTTTGTTAATACGGTTAAGTATATTAGCAATAATAACCAAGATGATAGTCCGAAGATATCAAAAGATGTAATTAGGAAAAGCCTATCTATTCCTTCTGATTATTTTCTCAGCAGAGGATTTTCCGCCCTAACCCTTAACAACTATGATGTAGGGGACTGTCAGGTTCAAGGAAAAGAGATGAATGGTAGGGCCGTGGTGCCGATATACGACCCTGATTTTAAATACATGGTCGGTTGTACCGGACGAAGTATATATGAGAAATGCTCACAATGCAAAGCATACCACGACCCAAAAACAAGCTGTCCATCTGCTGATTCTTTATGGAAATATTCAAAATGGAGACATAATACTGGATTTAAAACCCAGGAGCATTTGTATAATTTTTGGATTGCACAGCACAGAATCAAAGAAATATCTTGTGTTATTCTTGTTGAAAGCCCAGGAAATGTTTGGAGATTGTCTGAAGCTGGCATACTTAATGCCGTAGCAATATTTGGTTCATCATTGAGTGATCGTCAGAAAATGATTTTGGACACTTCTGGTGCCATGACCATTATTACTATAATGGACAATGACGAGGCTGGTCAAAAAGCGGCCATTCAGATAAGACAGAAATGCGAAAAAACATATAATATTAAGAATATTTCTCCTAGTAAAGAAGATATAGCTTCAATGAGTATTGAAGAAATTAATAACGAAATCAAACCCCTAATTAAAGACCTTATATGATCATAGGATTTTCAGGAAAAAAACAATCGGGCAAAAGTACATCTAGTAACTTTATTATATCCTTGTTTATTGCTCAACTAGAAATAGCTAAAAAAGTATCCATAAATGCAAATGGCCAAATTGTTGTTTCTGACCTTCTTAATGACAATAACTATTCTGGGATATTCGATTTATCTAATATTAACAGAAATGATTTTGTATTAAATAAGGTAGCTGAAAAACTAGATAAACATATTAAAGTATATAGTTTTGCTGATCCCTTGAAAAAAGATATTTGTATGAATATTCTAGGTTTAACCTATGAGCAATGTTATGGATCAGATGAAGAAAAGAATACTTTAACCGACCTAACGTGGGATAATAAGCAGCTTACCGGAAGAGAAGCTATGGAAATTATTGGTACCAATATTTTTCGCACACTTAAAAATAATGTATGGGTAGAAGCAACCATTAAAAAGATTAAAGAGGAAAAACCTTCGATAGCTATTATTGCTGATTGTAGATTTCCAAATGAAGCCGATAGCATTAAGGCAGAAGGTGGCAAAGTACTCAGATTAACAAGAAATCCTTTTGACTCATCAGCTAAAGCCGAAGTAGCATTAGACAAAGATAACTACGACTGGTCCAATTTTGATTATATCTGCGATAATGCAAATATGGACATATATAATCAATGTATGGATATACAAAAATTTTTACAGGAGATTCTACCGCTATAAAATCTTTAGGTGTATAAATATGTACAATAGTTCCCATCAATTATTCACGAAAAAATATTATGAAACCTAAAGACATCTTAACTAAAGAATATCTCACAGAACATTTCATCAATCAAAGAAAAAGCGATAAAAAAATAGCTGAAGAATTAAATATTTCTTCCGTAAATTCTGTTATTCAGGCGAGGAAAAGACATGCAATAAATAGATGTTCTCTTAAAGATAGTTCTAAAATTATAACAAAAGAATTTTTAGAAGAGTATTATATCAAGCAAAACTTAAGCTTAAAGTCTGTCGCACATAAAGCTGGATTCAAGAGAAAATCAATTATTTCTAAAGCCCTTAAAAAATTTGGGATTACCCAAAGAGAGCATACAAGAAGTCAAGCTGTCATAGATAGAAAAAAAAGAACACATCACACAATATCTGGTAGATATTTTTGTTCTCTAGTAGGTGGAGCAAAACGTAGAAACTTAGAATTTAGTATCACAATGGAAGATTTATGGGATTTATTTGTAAAACAAAATGGTAGGTGTGCACTATCTGGTATTAATATACGATTCAATAAAATTGGAGAAAAACACACTACTCAAACAGCCTCTGTAGATAGAATAGACAGTGAATATGGCTACAATATTAATAATATAAGATGGGTTCATAAAACTGTAAATAATATGAAATGGGAATTATCGGATGATGAATTTTTAGATTTTTGTCAAGTAATAACAAAACACAATAGGAAAAATAAAAAATGATTGTAACTTATTTTCGCAGTTCATCATACAACACCCATTCTTTATGTGAGCAACAGTATTTTCTTGAATATGTTTTGGGTTGGAGAGGTGTGAGCGGTCTCAAAGCTTCTAAAGGAACGGTAGTTCATAAAGTGTTGGAAATATTAGCTATTATTAAAAAATCTCAACAAGATAATATTAGTGTTTTTGTTGATGATATTATTGGATCTATTAATGTTGAATCATATAATTTAGATAGCATAATACAAAAAGTATATGACTATTATTCTACGGCAGAAGCTTTTCATAAATGGACACCAAAAGACTATAAAGATTGTCATGCGTGGGTTTACAAAGCAATAGAATTTAATGACGGTATGTTCGATCCAAGAAATAGGCATATACTATGTCCAGAACAACATTTTGATATTGAAATTAAAAAACCATGGGCAGCTTATTCTTATGATACTCCAGAGGGTAAGCTAGAAGGCAATCTGGGTATTAAGGGTACAATAGATCTTATAACTCTAGTAAACGATAATACTATCGAGATTATTGACTGGAAAACCGGTCGAAGATTAGATTGGGCAACCGGACAAGAAAAGACTTTAGAAAAACTACAGAACGACCCACAGCTACGAATATATCATTATGCTATTAGTCATTTATATCCTCACATAGACCATATCATATTTTCTATCTATTTTATTAACGATGGCGGTCCTTTTTCCATATGCTTTGATAAATCAGATCTTTCTAAAACAGAAGACATGTTGCGTCAAAAATTTGAAATAGTTAAGAATACACGAAAACCAAGACTAAATAAAAGCTGGATGTGTACAAAATTATGTCATTTTGGTAAAACAACATTTGATAATACTCATATAGAGCCACAAATAGAATATAGAGAAAATCAGACATGCGGTGTGGGTTCAACAATGACAAAATGTGAACAAATTAAGCATGATATTAATCTTAATGGTATGGATTCTGTTGTAAAAGAGTATAAGAATAAAAATCACTCATTTGCAAAGTACAAAGCACCTGGAACCACAGAATGATATCTCTTTCGCTTGACAATACCTATTCGTATCGTACAATACATCAAGTCAGTTTCTCCTTGAGCCTCAATACCAAAAGAAGGAAATAAAAGATGGACGTGAATAAGAGGTATATTCCTCTGCACGTCCATTCTTAAGTGGGTCACATTACTCACTTTTGGATGGACTATCTAAACCGGCACAAATTGCAAAAAGATGTAATACTCTTGGCGTAACTTCATGTGCAATTACTGACCACGGAACAATATCTGGAACTGTACAGTTTTACCAGTCAATGAAATCTAATGGCATCAAACCCATTTTAGGTTGTGAATTATATATTAGTGAAGATGATTCTCATGTAAAGACTAAAGAAAATAGTAAGCTTGGACATTTTATAGTCTTGGCTAAGAACAAAAAGGGGTGGGCTAGTCTAATAAGAATCATATCTGAATCTAATAGCAAGCATAATTTTTATCATAAGCCTAGACTAAGTTTTAATAGATTACAAGAATTTTTAGACGGTAATCTAATTGGCTTTTGTGGTCACCTAGGATCAGTATTGGCAAATAAGATACTAAGATCCAATGACGATCCCGAGAAAGAAGCTATTGAAATGATAGCTAAAATGAAGGATATTTTTGGTCAAGATAATTTCTTCTTAGAGTCTCAACTCATGGATAGAGAACATATACCAGAACAGGTTAAGCTAACAGATCTAATAAGAAGACTTGGCTCAATAACTAAAACAAAAGTCATATGCACACCGGATGCTCATTATTGCGATAAGTCAGATGCTGTTGATCAAAGAATTCTGTTATGCAATAATCTAAAGACTACTCTTGTTGATATTAATAAAAAGATACTCAACAACGAAGATGTTCCTATGGGATGTTTTTTTAAGTCAGATAATTATTACATATTGTCTCCAGAAGAAATGGCTAATTTACATTCTCAAGAAGAAATAGATAATACCAATCATATAGACTCTATGATAGAATCATATGACATTCTAAATAAGCCTGCTCTTCCAAATTTCGAATGCCCAAAGGGATTTAATCCAGATGAATATTTAAGAGAATTATGTAGAAATGGTTGGAGAGATAAGATAGCCAATAATATCCCAAAGGATAAGCAACAAATCTATGTCGATAGAATTAAGGAAGAACTAGATGTTTTACAGGGTGCTGGGTTGTCAAGCTACTTTTTGATAATTCAAGACATACTCAATAATGTTAAGTCTAATAATTGGCTTCCAGGACCAGGAAGAGGGTCTGCTGCAGGATGTTTGGTCTCATACTTAATAGGAATTACTGCTATAGATCCCATAAGGTACGATCTACTATTTAGTAGATTTTATAATTCTGGCCGAAATACTGCCGACCGTATTTCTATGCCAGATATAGACGTTGACGTACCAATCAATAAAAGAGAAGAAATCATCTCATATATTAAAAATAAGTATGGAAGCAATAAGGTATCTCAAATGATAACTTATAATACTATGAAAGGAAGAGGAGCTTTAAAGGAGGTATTAAGAGTATATGGTAATGTGGCATTTGAAGAGATGAATCGTATAACAAAATATATTCCGGACGAAGCAAAAATTGCAGACGAGTTGCAAGAGATGAAAGAAGATACTGGCGAAGCATCTATTATCCGTTGGGCATTAGAAAACAATGTTGACAAACTCAAGGAGTGGTGCTATATTAATGAAGAGGGAGAGCTTGCTGGCCCTCTGGCAAAGCGTTTTGAGCAGGCTATTCGTTTAGAAGGAACTAAATCCAATCAATCAAAACATGCTGCTGGTATTGTTATTAGTATTGATGAGCTCAGTAATGTTTGTCCCATGATTTATGATTCAAAAAATGACCAACTTATTGCAGGCATGGAGATGCAAGACTTGGAAGCTTTGGGTGTAATTAAATTCGATATTCTAGGAGTAGCTATGTTGGATAAAGTTATGACTATTTCTGACCTATTAAAAAATGGAGAATAATTATGGAAAAAACTTTCGGTGAATTAGCAGTAGGAGAAAAATTCAGTGTAAACGGTTCTGAGTATGTAAAGACAAACTCTGTAAAAATTACTTGTTGTCAGTCAGTAAATGCTCATTTATCTGACAATATTAATTCAAGAGTATTTTTTACCGATAACCTAGTGGTAGTTATTAATGCCTAATTTTCAAAAAATTTGTGTTTTCGATTTCGAGACTGACGGTATCAATCCAGAAAAATGTAGTCCTGTTCAGATAGCTGCTATTATTATAGATCCTCTTAAATTACAAGTAGTTCCGGATTCTGAATTTAATATCAGTATTAAACCAGAAGCTCTGATAGATAATCCAGAATACGACTATGCAGATAGCGATGTTCTAGATTTTCATGCAAAAGTTAGGGGTTCTTCTAAAGCAGATATTCTAAAAGAATGGGGTTCTTATCAGAAGCAAGATCATGGATGGAAAATGTTCACATCATACCTTGATATGTATCATACCAGATCTGAAAGAAAATCTTGCTTTAGTGCTCCTATTGCTGCTGGATACAATATAAATAGATTTGACCTTAAGATTATTGAGAGACTTAGTAATAAGTATAATAATCTCAATAAAGAAGGTAAGTCTAGCTTATTCTATCCTAGAGATGTTGTAGATTTAATGAACATGGTATTTTATTGGTTTGAAGGCAATAATGAGCTCAAGAACTATACTCTGGATAATCTTAGAGATTATTTAGGCATATCTAAAGAAGGTGCTCACGATGCTTTGAAGGACGTAAAAGATACTGCAGATATATTGATTAGATTTCTAAAATTACATAGGAATTTATCTAACAAGATAAAGTTTAAGGGGTCATTTGGTAATGTCTGATTTTTTTGCATTTGATTGTGGCTGTAAATTTAAGGTAATAGATGGTTCAGGTGATATTCCAAAAATAGAATTTTCTGCTAATATAGAAAATCTTAATCTGGAATGCTATAGAACTTGGGATCTAATATCTGAAGGTAATACCAAAGGATGTTTTCAATTGGAGTCTAGGCTTGGTCAAATGATGGCTAAAAAACTTAAGCCAGAAAATATTGAACAATTATCTGGGTTAATAGCTATTCTTAGGCCAGGATGCTTAGAATCTGTTAGAGACGGTAAAAGTATTACCAATCACTATATAGACAAGAAAAATGGATTGGAAAGTATTGACTATTTTCATATGGCGTTAGAACCGGCGCTAAAGACAACATATGGAGAAATGATATATCAAGAAGAAAGTATGCAGATAGCCCACGATATTGCAGGATTTGACTTGCAGGAAGCGGACATGTTAAGAAAAGCTATTGGAAAAAAGAAACCAGAAGAAATGGCTAAATTGAAGAAAAAATTCTTAACAGGATCTAAAGAAAAGAACATAGTAACAGAGGATCAGGCAGAAGAAATCTTCGGCTGGATTGAAAAATCACAAAGATACTCTTTCAATAAGTCTCATAGTATTAGTTATGCGATGAACGCATACCTCTCAGCTTATGCAAAAGCTCACTTCTCTAGAGTATTTTTTGCCTCTTACTTAAAATTTGCTAAGGACAAAATAGATCCTCAACAGGAAATCAAAGAATTAGCAAGAAACGCCAACGAAATGGGTATTGATGTTAGGCTCCCGGATCTACGAAATCTTAATAAGAACTTTTTTATTAAAGACAAGAATATATACTTCGGATTAACGGATATTAAGGGGGTTGGAGATTCTGTATTCAAAAAGCTACTAGAGCTTACACAACAGAAAGATATTAATTTATTAGGATATTTAGAATGTATTTGCCATATACTACTTAATATCAACTCCACAGCTGCTAAAGCTCTTGTTGGTAGCGGTGCTCTAGATTACTTTAGGAAAAATCGAACAGAAATACTTTTTCATTATGATATATTGTCATCTTTAACTAAGAAAGAGTTGGAATTATTCGACTGTCTTATAAAAGATAATCCAACAGCAGATATAAGGATCAGCCTATCGGCCCTGCTTAATGAAAAGATAACAAAAAAGAGAATAGAGCCAATCTCTAACTTGGTTAGATCATTGGAGCATCCTCCGTACTCATTAACAGATAAGATTGAATGGTTATCAGATTCAGAAAACTCATTATTGGGCGTTGCAATATCGTGCTCTAAGCTAGATTCTTATGATATAAGTATGACTAATACTAATTGTAAAGAATTTAAAACCACGCTATTGTCAGAAAAAATAATCTTGGCTGGTGAAGTTAGTAATGTAAATATTATTAAAACCAAAAAAGGTAAGAATCCAGGACAAGAAATGGCGTTTGTCAGCGTGGAGGATGCTTATGGTTTATTAGATTCTATTATCTTTTTTCCAGAGCAGCTGGAAACATACAAGCATCACTTATTCCAAGGAAATGTATTGATTTTCATTGGAAACAAAACAAAAACAAAGGATGGTTTGGTGGTTGAAAAGTGTTTTACGCCGAGATCTTGACAATCACACGCCGTCTATTATGATATGTTATCGTGTTCGTTGGTTTGGTTTTATTTTTAATTAAGGAGATGATATGAATATCACGATTTTGAGGGGTAATTTAGCAAGAGATCCGGAATTGCGAGTTGTTAATACCGGCGGTAAGCAGACTTCTGTTGTTAATTTTACCGTAGCCGTTTCTAGGGAATATACTAAGGCTAGTGGAGAGAAGGATAAGGTTACTTCGTTTATTAACTGCGAAGCATGGGACACCGGAGCAGAGATTATCGGATCCTCTTTTAAGAAGGGTGATCTAGTTCTAGTAGAAGGATCTTTACGTAATGACACATGGGAAAAGGATGGTGTCAAGCATAGTAGTCTAAAGGTTAGAGTCAATAATTTCTCTAAGATTACTAAGTTGTCTAAGCAAGGCAAGGGCGAACAAGCTGAAACAGCTGAGTCTGTTGCTTTCTGAGGATGGTTGTATAATAATTTCATAAATATGGGGGCGGTAAAACGCCCCTATTTTTATCTTCATCTCTTACTATTATGAATAAATCAAAACTTAAAATACTTATGGTTTCTGAAGCTAGCTTTCTTAGTTCTGGCTTCTCAATTTATACTAAAGAAATTTTATCTAGGCTATATAAAACTAATAAGTATGAAATAGCAGAATTTGCTTCATATGGATTGGTAAATGATGCAAGAGACAAGGATATACCTTGGATATATTATGCTAACGCAGTCAGAGACGACGACCCAAGACATAAAGAATATACCTCAAGGGGAGATAATCAATTTGGTAGGTGGAGATTTGAGAAAGTTTTACTAGATTTTAGGCCTGATGTTGTCATAGATATCAGAGACTATTGGATGAGTTCGTATCAGGCTTTGTCTCCTCTTAGAAAATTCTTTCATTGGATACTTATGCCAACAGTTGACTCCGCCCCTCAACAGGAAGAATGGATAGATACATTTCTATCAGCTGATAGTGTCTTTACTTATTCAGACTGGGGTGCAAATGTATTAAAAGATCAAAGCTCAGGGAAAATAAACTATGTAGATACAGCATCCCCAGGCGTTGATCTCTCTGTATTTAGGCCAGTAGAAGATAAAGGAGATCTAAAAGAACAATACGGTATATCTGAGGATAGTTTAGTTATAGGTTCTGTTATGCGTAATCAAAAAAGAAAACTCATACCAGAACTCATGATATCTTTTAGAAAAGCTCTTGACATTCTACAAGCAGAAAATAACCCTTTGGGAGAAAAGATATATCTATATATCCATACAAGTTATCCAGATGCTGGTTGGGATCTGCCAGAACTATTAAAAGAGTATAGATTAGCCAACAGAACAATATTCACATACTCATGCAGAAGGTGTGGATATATAAATTCAAGTGTTTTTGTGGGGCCTCAAAAAGTATGTTCAAAATGCCTAGAAAAAAGCATGACGTTCTCCTCTGTAACAAATGGCATATCTACTGAACAACTAGCTAAGATTTATAACTTATTTGATGCTTATGTTCAATATTCTATTTGTGAGGGATTTGGCTGTCCCCAAACAGAAGCTGGTGCTTGTGGATTACCAATATTTACAGTTGATTATAGTGCCATGTGCGATATAGTCAAAAAACTAGAAGCTGTAGCAATAAGCCCCAAGTCCTACTTTAAGGAGCTTGAAACCAAAGCTATAAGAGTATATCCGGATAATGATCAACTAGCGAATGAAATAGTTAAGTTATGTAATATGCCAACCTCAGAAAGATTAGCTATAGGTAAAAAAACTAGACAGCTAACAGAAAAATATTATAATTGGGACGATATAGCTAAAAAATGGGAAAAACATTTAGATCAAATAGATAGTAATTATAGATCAGACTGGAACAGTGCACCAAACTTTATGCAGAGTGTCGAACAAGAAATGCCGAAGGATCCAGGTCAATATTTTGATAACACAGCTAAACTGTGTTTTAATCATTTAAATGACACAGATACGATATCATCGATGAGCATGTTGACACTGCTACAATACGCTGATTATGGTTTTTCTATGCAAGGCTCTAATATTAATAAGCATGACTATAATGATATTATTAAATATGCTAATACTCATATAGATAATATAAATCATTCAGAAAAAGTTAGATCTGAAAATGTTAAATTTAATGATGATTTTATACAGTATGCGTCCATAAAAGCAAATACCTAAGAGATATTATGACAACAATATTCGTCGGTCCATATAGACAATATGATTATGCAGGACAAATATCAAAAATTTATTTGGACTCTATTAGTAGAGCTGCTATTAACAGAAAAATGTCCGTTATAAGCAGACCATTGTTTATAGATAATATGTCTATTATTCGGGAAAATAATAATAGCCTTAATAGGATGGAATTTATTACAGATAATCTGGAGCTAGAAGCAATAGTACAGCACGCACCAGCGGAATATCTTTTAGTACAAAAATATACTAAAAACATAGCGATACCAATTATTGGTAATAGAATCTCAAAAAGTCCATATAACCAGAATTATCAAAAGCTTAATTCTTTTGATTATATCTTGGTAGATAATGAATATGATAAAACATTACTGATTAGATCTAACATAACGTCTCCTATATTTGTTTTTGACGAGCCATTCCCTGACAAAGATATTGTTGAGCATTCTAGCAAAAAATATAACCTTGGAGAAAAAATTGGAGATAATTTTATTTTTGGTTTTATAGGAGCATATAAGCAGAATATCTCAATAATTCAAAAAATTATAGTTTCTTTTCTCATATCTTTTCGTTCATGCTCCGATGTTCATCTCTTAATATGTGCCAAAGGTACCGAGCAGGACAAGAGAGATATAGAAAATTACTATAAAGAGATAAAACAAAAACTTAAAATAATAGACTATGATAATGTTATATTTATCTTCAATGGTTTAGAGACGGAATCCGTCATTGCTTCATTGAATACGTTTGATTGTTTTCTCTCTCTGAATGACGATTACTCTCAATATATCTATGAAAAATATTTTATGAGATCAGGAAAAAATCTTATAAATAAGCACAATATTACAACCATACAAATACCAACAATAGCTGTTGATATTTCTTCTGATATCAATGATTTAATGATTTCGATACCAACGACAGATCTTTATCAAAAAATGATAGATACTAAAAATCAAAAAAATAATACGAACAAACACCAAAAAACTAAAAAAAGCAACAATAAGAATTTGGGAGAAACACTATGTCATATTCTACAATAATGCAGAATATTTTGAGTCCAGTACTCTCTTTATCTGGCAAGTCTCCTAAAAAAGATTTAAAAATATTGTATGATCATAGTGATACCTTATTTGATAAATTCTTAAAAGAATATTTAGATATTTCATTAATGTATGAGTCTGAGTACGTTCGCACCCGAGGTATGTTTTTCTACGATATATATTGGAACAACAATCCCGTACAATACATATCAAATGCTGAGTTGTATAAAAATGAACACATACTAGATATGGTATTCTTTCATGAACTACCAGAAGCATCGCTTAAAAAAGAGGATAAATTCCTTTTACAAAATAGATTAAGAGATTCTTTGATAATATACATGAATAAGCCGCTAAAAAACGAATGGTCGATAGGCAATGGCAAACATATAGCTTATGGTATTCCAGAACAAGAAATAGATCTTGGTCATCCACGAAAATCTGTTGTTGTATTAAATCCTGACGGTGCGAAATCTATGGAATTTTTGTATTCTCATATAAAACAATACTTTTCAGATACTACAATTCTAAGCATAGATAAGCATACGTCTTATAATGATATTACAAATATCTTAAAGCAGCATGATGTTTGTGTCTCTATAAAGAAATCTTTTGATTCTATGGTTGCATTGTCTTGTGGGTGTGATGTTTTGTCATCATCTGTTCTAGAAGAAGACGGAATTAAAAATATAGACGATTTTAATAAGATTCATCTTGAGATAGAACTTGTTTTAAAATCACGTAATAAAGATAAAATTAAAGAACGTACTAATAATTTAATTAAAAAATACGATCTAGTAAAATTTCAAAATGAAATCTATAATACTATTATAGATAGGATAAGGAGACCATTTGTACTATGAGCAGATTAATTAATCTATACACGATTAAAAAACAAGAGACAATAAACGGTTTTGATAATGTAGAGATCAATGATTTGTCTAATTTGATCAATCATTCAATAGATCATATATATTGTGGATGCATAGAGTATTTTGATGCTCCGGTAGCAACAAATGTACTCTCTGGCATAAAAGAAAAAATTCGACCAAGTGGTTTAGTTACTCTTACTATAAATAATTTTAAACATATTTCTAGACAGTATTTCAATAATTCATTATCAGATGAAGATATGCTTAATTTTATAAGTGGAGTAAAGTCCATCTTTTCTTTAAAACAAATAGCTTCAATATTCGAAAAGAATGAAGAATTTAAAACAATAAAGATAGAACATACTGCAGATTTTTTTAAAACATATATTACTATCCAAAGAATAGGCTTATGAAAAATACTAATTGTGAAAAATGCATTTTCTCAGACTATGCAGATAGTCCAGATCCATGTGCTATGGATATAATTGATCAAATTAAAGATAGCAAAAACTTAACAATAAATAGTGAAAATTTTTATTCAGTACATAATTATCTTTGTCCGTATGCCTTTAGTATGAGAGTGTATGAAGAACATAAAGAAGAGTTGGGGTCTATTGATGACTTAAAAAAGAGTCTTCACTTAAAGAATAGAATCTCTTACTATCTAATTATTTTCCTAGAAGATATTGATCCAAATGATGTTGTTAAAAGCATAATGGGTTTGCCTATTAAGCCAGGATTTGTTTCAATTGTCACCTATCAAAAAAACAATACTGAAAACCTTATTAACTGTTTCAAAACTCTAAAGGATAACAACATAGAATGGAAGCTCCACAATATGTTGGAAAAATTTGACTACCAAGAAAGCATTAGCGTAGTATTAGACACCAACACCGCCAAGAATACTAATCAATTCCTTTGGATAAACTGTGCAATATCTTCTAATCTATGGAGCGCAGATATTATTAATCTAAACCATATAGTAACTATAAAACAACCAGTAGCCCATGCTTTATATAGAAATCAAGAAGATACAGATGGTCTATTTATTACCTTAACAACATATGAAGAGATTAGACATTCTGTTAATATGGATATTACACTAGCACTGAAAGAGATTGATAATCCTCTAGTAAAATATTATGCTTGATATACTATTATTAGTACCAGAAATTACCAAAGGAATGAAATCCCTAGGATCCAAAGCTCTGTTGACAATTAAGAATTCAACAATGGTACTAGATTATCAAATACAGCAATTGAAAAAAATAGATAGCAATTGCAATATTTTTATAGGAGCAGGATTTGAGTGTGATAAAATTAGAAAAGTGATATCTAAATATAGCCGTGTGCATATTATTGAGAACGAGAACTATGCAAATACAAATCAGGCGAAATTGATAAAATTGTTTATAGATAATCATGTCTTAATAAATAATTTATTAATAATCAGTAATGGAGTTTTGTTTAAAAACGCCTGTATCAAAAATTCTAGTAAATCAAAAATATTTTTAATCGACAAACCAAAAGCAAATTTTAATATAGGATGTAGTCAATCTGATAGCGTCAATTACTTATTCTATGACTTACCGGTACCTTGGTCTGAGTGCATATTATTAGATAATATAGCTATTAAAAACATAAAACAAATTTGTGAATATGATAATATAGATCAAATGTTTCTTTTTGAATTAATTAATATTCTAATGGAGAGACATAATACTATATTCGATAAACATTTCATACCTAAAAAAAATATAATGAAAATTAATACAGTAAAAGACATATCGAGGGCTAAGTTATTTATATGAAATTATTTGTACAAGAATTTGAAGATAAATTTATTAATAACGTCTCTTTAATTAAATCTAACAATTTTATTGTAGTCAACGATGAAATAGATGGTAATCTATATCAAATACATTACAAGTATAATTTTGATGCATACATCTTTGTTTCCTCATTAATGACTAATGAAATATACCAATATATACTCGAATTTAATACAGAAAAAAAGATAATACTTTACCACGATAGAGTAAATGCAGATATGATGGAAGCATTGGGGGAATACTGTGTAAATATTGGACCAAAATCTGATATGGATTCTGTTTTAGAAATTCCAACATTAATAAATAACGATATATTCTTTAACACAAACAAAAAAAGAAATAAGTATATACCATGCTTTATTGATAATGCATCAACTATGAATAATGAATTATACGGTGTCTTATATCCAAATAAAAATTTTAATATAAGGATCTTTGGGTCTTCATCTATTAAACATCCACAAAATGTTGGTTTACTATCAGAGCAAGATAGAGCCGATATTTTAAATGAAGCTGAGAGTTGTTTGTTGGTAGATGATCTGTATCTGGCAGAAGCGATGACCTGTGGAACAAAAATTCTAAGACCAAAAAATGGACAGTTAATAGAAGATACTGTTTCATTACCTGAAAACATAGAAACATATGGACAATTTTTAGACAGGATATTAAAAATATGATCGACCTTGGGATACTATGTGTTAAACTAGAAAATACAACCACTTCTGATCTTATTCTAAAGACAGCAAAATCTTTAATAGATAATAACCCATATAGTCAGATATGCGTCTTTAATAGCTACTCTGAAGTTATTGATAATCATTCTGTTCCAATACTACATATCAGTCAAGCTAAATTTTTTAAAGGAAACTTAATAGTATTTGACATCCCTTCATTAATACTAAGTAAAAACTTTATTAATTTATCAAAAAGGTTTTACTACGCACACGAGTTACCCTGGACAAAATATTCTCAAAACTTTAAATATTGGTCTAAAATATTTGAATGCGAAGATTTGGAGATAATAGCTAAAAACCAACAGCTTTGTGATATTTATGATATATGCTGGAAAAAACCAATAGGTATATCGGAGGATTTTTCATATGAAACAATCAAAGATCTTGTATAGTAAATTATCTAAGTCAGAAAAAGAAAAAATTATACGATCATCATATTTAGATAGCAAAAAAAGTTTTGCAGATATAGCTTCTGAGTATGGAACGTATGCTAATAAAATTAGGAGAGACGCTGTGTCTTTTCAGATACCTATAAGGGATAAATCAGATGCTCAAAAGAATGCTCTTAAAAGCGGCAAGCATCAACATCCTACAAAAGGCAAAGAAAGATCGATTGAAGAAAAAAATAAGATTGGTATTGGTGTTTTGAAGTCATGGGATGAATTAGACAGTAAGACTTTACAAGAAAGAAAAAATAAAAGTAAAGAAGCTTGGGAGAAAATGGACCAAGAGGCTAAGAAACATATGATCAAATTAGCCAATGATGCTGTTCGTTTAACGAGTAAGGTTGGTTCAAAACTGGAAAAGTTTATTCTTGATAGTCTTCTTCAAGACGGATACAAGGTCGATTTTCACAAAGAGCAAAGTCTACTAAATACCAAGTTGCAGATTGATCTGTTTTTGCCTAGTATGAATACGGCTATAGAAATTGACGGGCCGTCTCATTTTCTTCCTGTTTGGGGAGAAGATGCTTTAGCCAAAAATATATCATATGATCAAAAAAAGCAAGGATTGATTTTAGGTAAGGGGTTGGCTCTGATAAGAATCAAACAGACCAAGGATTTTTCAAAAACAAGATCACAGTTAATTTATTCTAAACTCAAAAAAGTCATAGACGATATTCAACAATCTTTTCCACAACCAGACAACAGAACTTTTGTAATAGAGGATTAAAATGGTCAAAAATAAGAAGGACAACAAAGAGATGATTGAAGATAAGGCATTGGAAGTAATCGAAGTAGCACAACCGAAGACTGTTACACCTAATGATCTGGAGTGGACTGATCATGTTCTAGGATTACTAAGTGATGATGAAAAGATTAGCGGTAATCCAACAACGGATGGTTTGAGGAGAATATTTGAGATAGCATTAAATTGTGATGTTATTGAGGCTATCACAGAAATAGTACAAACTCCAAGTCCAGATAATGAAAAAAGAGCCACCGCCACACACACCATACGCTATGTATTAAAAGGAGATGTCTCAGATGACATGAATGTTAAATACAGGGCTGTTAGCGGTGCGGCTGACGTTTATTGGGGCAACTGTGACAAGGCGTATCGTAACCATCCTACTGCTGTAGCGGAAACAAGAGCAGAAGGTCGAGCTTTACGACGAGCATTAAAGCTAAGAAAAGTTATTGCGGCCGAAGAAATGGTCAAAGATATGGAAGATCACCCAGATCAGGATACTGTATCAAAAATCACAAATAATCAGATTAATTTCATTGACGTTATGGCAAAAAGACTTAATATAAATGTGAGCAAGCTTTTGGAAAGTAATGCTCTAGAATCTAAGAATATTTATGCTTTAAGCCACGAAGATGCCGTAACTATAATAAGGCTATTGTCTAAGCATCAGCAGAATATTACTGAGATTCCTGATGACTTATTAGGCTTTAACAATGAATGGAAATAATTATGAAAGTTTTATACAGAGCTAACGACAAATTATCTTTTGAACTAGAAGCTTCTGGACAAAAGGAAGTTTTCAAGGAACTTGCACTAATACAAGAGATTTTCTCTGAGGAGAAGTGCGGAGTATGTGGTTGTACTAATATCAAGTTTATTGTTAGAAATGTTGATGCTAATGATTATTATGAATTAAGATGCACAGACTCTAAGTGTGGTGCTAATCTGTCCTTCGGTCAGCATAAAAAAGGCGGAACATTATTTCCAAAGAGGAAAGATGACGAAAACGCATATCTACCCAATAAAGGATGGCATAAGTGGACCAAAGAGAAATAATTTAAAAAGCCCTGATAGTTTTTTCACTGTCTCCAAGTTTTCCATTGAATAATTGAAAGCCTGTACTATCATAAGCGATAAGTCTTGTTAGGTCTTTGTGACATTGTCCTATCCCATAGTCACACACTAGTTTTATTCGTAAAAATCTAGTATTTGGGAATTGAGTACCATAAATTATTAAAACAACGGTTTTTTCAAGTCCGTCTCTTAAGTTATCTAAATTAATTTCACCCATATCAGAATCGTTAATTAAACAACGAAATTTAGCCGCATCGCATACATGTCCATCTGCACCTCCAGCCTTAAATATCAATGTAATTTTGTCAAAATTGGCTCCTCTTCTAACCACATCGTCTGAATAATATTCATAAGGTATCCATTCCCAGGCTTCTAAAGTATCCATATATTCTGTATTTTTATTCTCTATTCCGTCTACACTGCCAAAAAATCCTCTATAAAGCATCTCATTTTGTAGTACCATAAAATCACTAGGAGCAACATATTGACCAGATGGATTTATACAATGCCAGCAAACAAAGTTATTAGCTAATTGACCGACAGAACTAAACGTTGATCCTGGTGGCTTTACTAGATTACCATTTTTATCAAAAGTATACTTAGTATACCTTTCAGAATCAATACTTTTAATCTTTCTTGGCATATTTCTAAACTTGATTTTGAGAGTATCTGTCAAATTTAGAACGTCTTTTATTTTTTTATTACCAAAAGCATTTGCTCTGCTGCCTATCGGTCGTATATACTCTTCTCTCATCTGTATAACATTGTCCTTAGTATTATCTCCTAAAGAAATGATAAGTTTTTTACTTGCTCCTGTTTTAAGGTTTAAATCTCCATAAACAAGATTTTCTGATTGATCCCATAAAAGAGGAGGAGAATTAGACCAGACAATATTTGGATATAATTTACTATACTCATTAATTTTTGATATTATATCAGCTTGACTTGTTGTATATTCAATCTTATCTCCAGCTATAACAAGATTTTCATTTATTCCATTAGTTATATTTGCTCCATTAGGTGGTGAGATCTGTGAGTCTCCACCATCATAATTTCCAACTATATTTCCTATCTCGTAAGTAGTTTTGTATGGTATTTTTATGGAAATTTCTTCAGCTAGTCTACAGGGTTTTTCTGGGTCAATATGAATCCAGTATAAGTCTCTATTTTCTTTATATGATACTGTAACCCCACTAGCTTCTGGTGGTAAATTTGGTCCAGTCTTTACGCTTATGCTTCCAGAAATATATGGCATCAAAATGTCAGATGTTCCACATAAAGATAGGGCCATCTGCAGATTTGTTTTTTCTCTTGTAAAATTAACCAAAGATTGTTTTGCTTCTGTCTTTAAACAGACACCCGTATCATACGTTTGTTGACTAAGACAAGATACCGGATCATTAGATAGGTCATTATAGTATTTTAAGCTAGACGGTATTATACCAGTACAAAGTAGGTCTAGTCTATTGCGAATTATATCTTTATCTTGTTGACTAAAATTTATTATGTTATTTCTAGTATAGTCATTTTCTATATAGATTTCACCAGAAAAAGGAATGCTAGTAAACTGTCCAGATTTAAGACATATAGCGAACGGCTCTGACTTATCTGCAAAAGATGTTGATCTTAAATTTTTGATAAGCTGATTTTCTATTATGTCTTTGCTAAAAGTAGTATCATTATTTTCAAAAACATACCTAAGATCATTTTTAGTATAAGACCAACCCCTTAATTTATTTCTGTAGGGGAAAACCCCGGCTATAGGATCTCCAGTAAAGTCAAAAGGATACACAGTACCTGAAACATCAACAATATCTACATGATTAAATTTTAACCTGTCATTAATCTGGTTATTAAAAATATCTTTAATGTTTTGTTCTTTATTATAATCTGGACTTATTGTATATAATTTATCTTGAACTAATTTATCTGTTCCCCATCCTATACTTCCTTCGCTATATGTGCTAATATGTGATTCTGGATTTATAGGACCAAAAGATTCTGCTAAACTATTACTAAAGGCCCAATTATTAATAGGAAAATTTTCTGATGTTCTCGTAGTAACATCGTCCTTATACAAGAATAACACATCAGCTCGGCCACTTGATTTTGTAATATATCCATTTAATGTTAAACCAGAACTCAATGTAAACATAGTTTTATTACCTTCTGTAGTAGATAATAGATATTTGTTTTCTACGTATATGTTATTATCTTCAACATCAGATATTTTTATATTATCATCGATATCAAAAAAATCAAATGCTCGCGTACCATTTATCAAAATTTGTCTCTTATCAGTTGTAGGAGTTCCTATATCATTAGATGCCCAATAAGTATCATAATTATTCTGTAAGAATATTGGATTTTGAAAGAAAGGTATTTTATCCCAAGATGATTGGTTAATAACATAATATCCATTCTGAGCTGGATCTGTTTGATTCTTAACGTAAACTATATCATTTTCATAGAAAGGAGCCATATCAGCTAATTTAATGCCGGTACCAAATAATCCATTTATATTCGCTGTTGTCGATTGAATAGCAGAAGATAGTTTTAAATCTTCATACCCATTAACTACAGTATAATCAAAATGAGATAGTGCTGGAATATTATCTTGTGCTAATTTTATGAATTTGTATTTATTTTTGGATAAAGCTGGAGTATTTATATATCTAAATATAGGAGCTTCAAAATAAAACCAATTAGCACCATCGTTACTCGCACACACTATAGCGGTATCGGCATCTCCAAAAGACAAATTCGAGTATATTGGTTTGTAGTATTGGGCATCACTAGCTATAGTTTGATTTAAGAATCTAACATCTGTAAAATAATTAACGATAGGATCTGCACGACCTCCATTAGCCATAAAGGCACTTACCGTAGCTAGTGCCGCGAGACCTCCAACCGCACCAGCAAAACCAAGAGCAGCGCCCAACATAGTATATGGCAAAAGAGAAGGAAATGTTGGTAATTGACTAGATATCCCTCGATACATATCCGGATCACAATTAAAACAATTATTGACATTAGCAAGGTATGGATAAGGAGCATTAAAATTAACACTAGGTATCAGATGATTCTTGTTTGTAAAATCTCCAATAAAATTGACACCGCTAGAAGTATTATACGTATTTGATAATGGAGAAAAAGCAGAATAGTCTATATATCCTAAAACGTCTTTAGCTACAGGTTGGACAATATCATCAGTATGTATGATGATCTCCCAGCTACATAAGCTGTTCGATATCGAAGATGAATAGTTTTTGTGCTCAGTAGACAATAATCCGGCAACATTATCATTAATTAGCAGATTATCTAAAATAGTATTAGTATAGTCTATTGGATCAATAAAAGAAAAATTGATTGTAAATTCAGTACCTGTTAATGGTATATTGTAAAATTTAGTAAATGAATTACCTACTCTATTAAGTTTATTGGTCTTAATAATATTGTTATAGATTTGAAAACTTATATCATCATATCCAGTAGCTGCAACTGTTGGTTGTATTAATCCATAGTTATTTAATTGTTCTTTTAAAGGAGATCTAACATAACTATTATCTATATTGTTAGACGTAGTAATATATTTGTTAGCATGATCGGAAAATTTAAAAGTAAAATTATTAGTATAATTAGATATGTGTTCTTGATTTAATAAATATAGTCTACCAATTCCATTTGTTGGTATAGCATTTCCTGTATTCATATTTCCTAATGCTGATAAATATTGATCAGTAGTATTTCTATAAGAGATAAAATTAGGTCCAGCGAATAGTCTGTTAAAAAACTTAGTATCTTTCTGCAAAGAATCTTTCGAATAGTTAGGATTTTTAACATCTAACCACACCACTAAATTCTTGGGATTAACATAGTTCAAAAAATTTAACTTAACTTCAAGGTCTTTTATTCTCAAATGAGAAATGCCTGTTGATGGCAGCCCATAAGTTATAGAAGAAGTTAAGCACCCATTAGATATTAAGCTGTTATTACTTTGTTCTTGAATTGGAATATTCGGACTATTGTTTAAATTATCATAATCAAGATTATTCCATTTTATAGAGCTAAACCCATACTTATTAGCTAAAGTAATATCGGGTGTCAATAAATTTTCATTTAATACTATTGTAGACTGGTATACTATATTCTGTCCATCAAGAGATGGTTTAAGATTTACTAATCCTGGTCCACTAAAAACAAAAGATTTTTGTCTATCAAGATTATTAGATATCACACATGACTGGTTTACATGATTGAAACTACCGTTATCCTTTATCCACCCAGAACTAGGATGAAAATGACCTCTTTTAAATTCAACATAATGCCCACTGCCCGCTTGAGCAACTTCTTTTAGATGACAATACTTAGCTCCCGTTCCAGGGATTAGAGAATAATCGTTTCTAGATAAAAGAACTGGCATCTCTACTGATTCTGGTTGAGGATGACCGGACATAATAATTCCTATATTTTCAACCACCTCACTATCATACCCTCCGTATGGTAAAACACTTGGAGATAAGGTTGTTGAGACCCCAGGTGTTGTGTATGAAACTTTATTATTGCTGCCACTATTTATTCTACCATCTATAGAATGGTAATAGAATGTTGTTGTACTCTTATATTTTCTAACATAACTAGAGGCCCCCAGCTCCTCATTATCTGCTAATTTAATTTTTTTATCTGCTACAACTCTCTCTCTAAAGAATGATTTACATTGACCATATTTATTATAGCTATCCCTCATATTCTGTATCCCCATACTTAACAATAATATTTTAGTGTTATTAGGATAAAAAGATAGTTTTAAATTTGCATCTTGATCCATTAATGTAATTTGTTGACTATTTACATTAAAGTCTAATTGGACATCTTTAAGTTTTGTAACATGCAAACGATCAAAATTTACCTCATATGTTTCTCCGTCGTCATAATAATTATCAGAATCTACTATCCATAAAAGACCTCTTTTATTAAAAGCCAACTGTTTAAAAACGCCGTTTATTATCTTATTATTACCAGATGGTAGTGGTGGAATTATTGTAGAATTTAATGGTTCAGTATCTGACGTGGTGATCTTTAATACGTCGGATTGTGAAACTCCTCCGCTTGTTGTTCTGGTTGCTTTAACTTGATAAGTTCCAGTAGAGTAGATATGAATATCTGGAGTAGGATCTGATGATGTAGGATATGCTCTTACTTGATATGCCTTTATTCCAGCTTTATTTATGTCTTTAAATTTTAAGCAATTTGGCCCACTTATTTTTTCCCATAAGTATGAATATTCTTCGATTCCTGGACTTGGATTAACATCGTATGTTTTAATAACAGACTGCTTGTTGAAGTTAGAAATTCTTATTCCACTACCCAAATAAAATGTTTCTGCTATTGGTGCCCTTAAAGATATATCGGCTAATGGAATAACACCACTAGTAAGAAAACCGCTGGCTCCTATAGTTATAATTGATCCAGTAGTACTAATATCTGTTATATATTTTATATTTCCAATCTCTATAGAGCTATTATTGTATATCGAACTAGCTAATGGTATTGTTTTATCGTACATGCCAATAGAGGACAATGACAAGAAAGCATGAGGCCCATTGCTTATTGGTTTTTTGAGACTTAAACCGACATCGGTATTTATATTTAAGAAAGGAGGATATTTACTTATCAATTTTTTGACCAAATCTAATTTTGATTGCACATAATTGAATCTATTATGTCTTTTATATACATGATTTGATATTTTTTTGTACTTATTAAAGATGATATTTAGTATCTTCTTAAGCTCTTTTATATCTGTATTGTCTCCGATGTCTGTAATATCAAGATTTATGTATGTCATTACAGCCGAGCGTATGTCATTGTCATTCAAAATATCTATTGTAGTTCTATCTATCAGCGGAGAACTACTAAGGAAATAACATAGTTTTTGTAAAGCTAAACTTTGTTTTTTATTATAAGCATATGCCGATCCGCGAAGTCTGCGTAGTGTTAGTGTGTGATATATTTCTCTGTATATGGGATATAATGCGGGAGATATATAGGTATTAGAATTTTCTAAATTAATTTTCCCCCTTAGCGAAGAAACTTCGGTCTCATAATATGAAAAACATTCTCCGTCTGGAATCCATAGATCGTAGAATGATGGGGCGCTATTACTATTATCGGGAGTATATTTGATTCCTTTTGTCAATACATAAAAATGAGAACCGCTAGGTTGAGGTCCAATATTTATAGTCTGTATTTCGCTATTAAAACTAACATTCAGACCAGTAGCATTTATACCGGAACTATTTTGTATTAGTGCTGATTTTTTATTGAGAAGGCTGATAGTTCTATCATTAATCTTAACACCATAATCACCACTACTTAAATTCATATCTCTATAGGAAAAAGATCCAGTCCAAGATACTGTTGTTCCTATCGGTATGTCTTCATAGTCAAGAGTGCCACTACTACTATATGGAGCGCTATTTTTTTTATACCAGAACAATAAGCCGTATTCTGGCTTGATCGTTGTGCTCATAGATGATATAAACCAATTAGAGCTCATGTCTATACTTTTAAATCCTGTGCCTGATGGCGAAGGTAATTCAGTATTCCAGCTTTTAAATTTTGATTCAAAACTTACAGCGTTTTCTACTCCTAATATAGTATTTTGTATTTGCTGTCTACCAAAAAATGGTTTGTATCCTAAGAAACTTTCTCCGGTCATGAGCACGGGTGTCCAAACTTCAGTATCGACACTATTATCTATGAGTCCAATAACCGCTTCCATCCTTACTGATACTGGTTTCACCCCAGTTTCTGATTCGTATTTTATATAGACATCTCCATTTATATCGTCTATTAATCGATATTGTTCCAAATCTTGAAAGAAAGAATTATTAAAAATATCACACTTTTTAGTATTATTTATCTTATACATATTAAGCGCTTGTTGTTAGTGTCCATTTCCCATTAATATATGTAAATAAACCGTTACCGCCAGCTGCTGATAAATTAAATGGATTTTCAAAAAGAACCAACATTGTAGGATACGCTTCTCCTCGTTTTTTCCCTGGAGCATAAGACATTTCTAGGGTTGCCTGATTTGATCCCGGGGCGATAGTTCCCTTAGCTATAAATGCCGGTTTGCTAACTGCCTCGTAAAATCCACTGTCTTTATCGTATCTACACAATAACTTTGCTCCTCTTGGAGCGCTAAATCCAGCCTTGTCTTTTACAAAAACTAATCTTCTTAATCCAGCAGCTAGTGGCTCTGTTGAATACTCTAGATCGTCCAAGAAACCCCTTGCCGGATATGTTTCATCCATACCGTCATCTCTTACTAAATCTTCTTCTAAGGTTACGTAAACCATTTTATATAGAGATGCAGCGTCCGATGATTTAGTTGTCCATACTCTTCTGCTCTCGTCCCATCTCAGATCTATCGGACCAACAGGCCATAAGTCAGTGCGCTCTGCCCAATTCAAATAGAAATCTCTTAATTTCTGCTTGTCTGTCCACTTCCCTGGGGTTGTTGCTGGAGGATCTTCATAAGCATTTGTAGCTTTAACTTTCCATCTTTGCGTTTTACTAATTACTGGTCCCTGAAATCCTGCTGTTTTATCGTTTGGATAAGCGGTATTATCATCCATGAAACCGCCAACATGCTCCATATTTGTTTCATATATTACTTCAAATACATTAAAACTAAAATCTCTAGGAGCAGATGATGCGCTAGAACGTTCGATCAAATTTTTTACGTATTGCAATTCGTCAATACAAAAAACGTCCAATTGAAAGTTTTTAACCCAATCTAAATTATTATTAACCAAAAAATAACACTTCTGGAGAATAACAACTTCTATGTCGCTTAACTCTGGCGGATCTACAGGCACTTCGTCCTCGGGATCGGGCTCAGGAAAAGCCCATGTCAATATCGCCTGCAATACAGTCATGGTCGCAGTGGTAAATCTGAACACGAATTTATTATCTGATACATCTTCATATTTTTTATTAACTGTTGTATTTTCTGCTCTTAATAAAAGCTTAAATCTTCTTGGTCTACTAAATTTATCAACCTGGTAAGGCTCATCAGCAGCATTAGGAACAGGATATCCCTCAAGATCATAGCCCCAACCATGCATTACCAAAGGGCCTCTAAGACCAATGAATCTTTGATTCATTTGATAATCTACGTCGATCCCTTCCATCTCTTTTCTTTTTTTTGTCAACAATAAATCATCGTAATAAAAATCTGGCTGATTTTGAGGTTTGCCGATAAATTTTCTGCCCATATAATAATCAATACTATTATTAATATCGATATTTTTTGGCTTAACTGCTCCTCTTCCAACTATCTCTATACTGTGTCTACATCTATCGTGAAACATTCTCGGATTAGCTGAAGAATATATGCCTATAGACAAATCTCCATGAACACCGCTACCATCAGGATGAGCACCACTATATAACTGAACATTAGTATTCGCTAAAATACCATAAGGAACAACTATAGGATTTAATGTGGCTAAATTGATAGGTATTGTTACGCCAATAGTTGATGTTGAGGAGGATGTTGACGAAGCAGCAGCTGTTGTTAATGCCGACACTGAAGCTCCTGCTTTTTTAATAAAATCTAGAGCTGTTATATCTGTTCCGCTAGTTATAATATACGGAGGTAGGGTTTCTATTGACTGTGTTGAGGAAGATGTTGTTTGTGTGCTTTTAAGCATTGCAACAGGATTCTCACTGGCTCTACAACATTTATCACAGTATATTTTTATGTCTTTATATGCTTGTGAGTTTCCGTCTTTCTTTTTAAAGACATAATCGGTAAGTATTTTTTTAGAGCCCTTACAGAATGGACAAGTATAAGTATCATACAGGGTATAATTATAAGTGCTGTTTTTAAAGGTTGGATAAAAAGAGACTGGAGAAAAAATACCATCAATACTCATCATTGATTGTAGTCCGTGATCTTTTTTTATCTGAGCATCTACTTCTTTTAATTGGTACAATCCAACATTAGTTTTATATCTTAGTGTGGAGTTTAAAGCAACAGAAGACAGGTCATCCGTTAGATATCCACTATTCATAACTCCGCTATAGGTTCCTCTATCTTTTCCAGGATTCCAAATAAATCCGGATGGTCTAGTCGCACCAGAAAGGTCTAATCCTGTAACTTGACTATATAGTCCTGATGGCTCAAGATATGGGCTTTCTCGGTCTGGACACCTAATATAAGGGTTAGCCTGACCGATTAATACTGTGCTGGGACTCCATCCAAAAAGTTTACTACTCAAATCCTTCCCACTGAAAGAAGCATTCTCTATACGCTTTTCTTGTAAAAATTTATTTTGGACATTTAGAATATTGGAAGTTTGTTGTTGTACACTAGCAATTTTCTTATTTCTCTTGAATCCTTCGGTGCCTAATTTTTTTAGTCTATCATTAGCCTGTTTGTTAAAAAGTCCTAGTTTTTGTGTGTATGTTCTAAAGTGATATGTTGTTGTTATACCTCCTTGACCGATTGAGGTTTGTATATTGCTTATGATAGGACCTTCCGTATACACAGATATTCCAGTTACAACAAAAACCTTATAGTCTAAATTTTTAGATGCAATTTTTGGTGGCTGAGGTATAATAGATCCGCTATTTATTGGCAATATCGCTAAAACCCTAGAGTAAGAATCATCATCCTTAAAGTCTATATATGAAATAGATAGCTCTCCTGTCATTGGAGATATCGGATCCAACATACCCGTTGTAAAAGCTCCACCCAAACTAAATATTGGTAGTTTAGGAATATCTATTTGAGCAGTTTCGATTACTGATTGATAATTAAGCTTTTTTTCTATCTCATTTTGTGCAGCAGAGTCTAAAAATACCATTCCTCCATAATTCCACGGAACAAAATCTTCTACTATTGAAACCTCCGTTGGTGGTACCCAGTTGTCTATAGCCTTTCTTGCTTCTGCCAAGCCCACTATAACAGGAGATATTGTACAAGATGGTGGGATTGAGTCGCTAGTTGTAACGTTATTTCCGGCTGTAAAAATACTATCTCTTTGTCTATACGGATAGTTAGTCCAGGGCCCATAGCTATATTGATTAGATTTTATGGGGATTCCGGCAAAAAATGGATGAGCAACTTTTGGAGCAATTTCTACGAAATTTGCTGATTGGTTGGATGAGGCAGCATAGTTTCCTATCATATAACTATCCAAACCAGCAATAGGAGTAGTATAAAATAACATAAATCTTATCCATTCATAATCCCATTGATTTGGACTTACAGAATGCAAATAAATAGATAGATCCTCTGCTGCTATATTAGATAATACTGTTCTATTCGGGTCTTTAGAATACTCGTTACTTGAAAATCCAAGAGTTAATCCTGGAGCGTCTATTAAAATTCTCGGCCCGTACAATTTAGATGGCTCTAAATATACAAACTTTTCTTCCAAACTTGTTGTAGCATACAGCTTTTTCATTGGTATTGGAGTAGCATCAGCAGCAAATAAGCCTGAACCATATGCGTCTTTTGCTGTCGTTTTAGTAAAATTATAGTTTCCGGGATTAAAAGGTGTTCTGTTTCCAGTAGCTTGCCACTGGTTGAACATTGCTGGTAGATTTCTTAAATCTGTTACTCCCTCAACTTCTACAGTGATATAATCTGTAGCTCCTAAAGAGGATATATCTACTGAAGGAACCAAGAACTTATTTTTACTACATGTTCCGTCTCTAACACTCATCATGTATTCATAATTATCATAACTCCAAAACGGATCATTTTTAGCATTCAAATATTCATTTGCTCTAGCTGTAGTCATTTTACATATTTGATATCTGATATAATCAAAATTTTCACTAATATTATATCCAACTATAGGTTTAATTTTACCAACATCATCGGTAATATTATACCAATTTGTTGAACCAACAGCAATTGTATCATCAATTATATTACCATACTCTTCCCAGGCTCCATCATTAGTTGGCTCGTAATTATAATGTAAATTGCCTCCTCCACTAAAAACATAAGCATCTCCTACTTGAGTAGATAATACTACATCTGCAAATTGATCGTCCCTGTATGAGCGTAATGACGGAGCGTGAACCATGTATTTTTTCCCATAATACTTGGCTATATCATTAATAAAGTTATGTATGATTTGTAAATCTTTTAAAGCCTCTGGATCAATAGTTGCTGATCCGTCTCCTTTGTCTCCTGCTGTTTCTATTGTTTGTCCAAAAGGGCCAGCAATATTGCTATTAGTTAATTTCCAATACCAGTCAGTAGCATCCATTGACGCTTGTAAAGCTTGATCAGCAGTATATTCTCCAGTTGCTAGGTATTCATCATATTTTTTCTTTTGAAATGCACCTCTAACCATTTCAATAATATCATTTTTATATGTTTTAGATAATGAATATACTAAGAAATTTTCAAAGCCAGCAATAGCAGCTCGCATTTCATTTTCTGTTAATGTAAAATAGCTTTGTCCTCTAGAAGAATAAAGTCCTTCCAAATTTACTGAGGTCGTTGGTAACTCAAATATGCCCAAAAGAATAACTAGCTGACCTGTCCATGTATCAAAAAATACAGGTCTTAATTTTCTAAAATCATTATTGTTGCCTGATCCTGTATCTACAGTTATTTCACTCTCCATAGCAAAACCAAAGAATGGAGATATAACATCCATATAAATTGGAAAAAATCTTTCATTAGAATCACTTCCCCAAGCGCCAGTAGTTATGTTAGCTGAGGCAGTTGCTGGTTCTAAACCACTTTGTTTAACAATATTAGCAGAACCATAATTTCCCTGTATCGGATTGAATTGATTGCTTCCTAAGTTGTTTGCGTCCGAAAATTTGCTATCTAAAGTATTAAATGTTCCACTTATTGTGGTAATTTCATCTTGAAGTTTATTTTGATATTCATAAAATCCACTATAGGCCGGATTAATTATAGCAGACAAATCTACATTTCTGGTTGATAAAAATGAGGGAAATTTAATTTTACCATGATGATACCAGTCGCTAACTCCACTCCCTGGTTCTCTTGTTCTTGAATTATCAGGTTTCCAGCTTCCCATCCTCATAAAATCAACGAATTGATAGGTTATTGGGTTTAAAATGTATGTATTTTGAGAGTAGGCTAATCGTAAACTTTTTGCCTGATATAATCTTTGTTGTTTTCCTCCTAAGATCATTTGTCTGGCTTTGGTTTCGTTTTTCTCTTTACCAACCTGAACAGAGCTTATGGGATATCCTTGACACTGTAATAGCTTGATAGTATTTTCTATATTATTTGTTTTTGGTTGAGATAATCTAGAAATAGTATGAACCTTAATAACGTTATATAACACATTGTTAAAAAATGTTGGATAGTACGATATACTATAATCATATCCAGATTCTTCTGTTATCTGATTAATAAGATCCATTATGCTAATAACTGGACCAGCTATTCTATAATCATTTGGTGTTCTTGGTAGTTCTGATAAGTCTAGTACAAATTGACAATAATTATCTTGTATCGGATTTTGCGTTGTAGCTGGTCTGGTGCTGGTATATGACAACGTAGGAGGTATAATACCAAATCTTGTAAAACCTGTTCCCACCGGATTATATGTATCAAACTCCTGCATCGTTTTTACCAAAATTCTTCCAAAAGGAGAAAATGCACTTTTTGAACCAAAATCTCTGTAAATATCTTTTGGTGCACCTTGGTCCATATCAGAAAAAAAAGAAGGACTACTATTAACAGTGCTAGAAGTTAATACTGATAAAGCGTCAACAATTTTATTTGCAGATATACCATCCTGATTAATATTTGCCCCACCAAATCCGCCTTGTCCTAAAGACTCTAAAAATCCATAAACATTAAAAACATTAGGCATATTCCCACTAGATATTGGTCCATAATAATCAACGGATTCTCTACCTATATAATTTCTTGGACCAGCAAAACTATTATCTGTACCAGGCTTAGTACTAGTTGTTCTACTATAAACAGCACCAGCAAAACTATCTAATATCACATAACAGTTTGATAAAACACTCTCAAATCCAGCAATATTAACAGTATAATTTTCTCCTCCTGAATTTAAGCTGCTACTCCAAGATTGTACAACTCCACCAAAAGCAAAATCTCCCATTTTAAAATAAACGGGAGTATTAATAATGTCATATCCTTTATTGAGATTTGAATTATCGCTTTGATATTTAGTTATTAGAGTTCCATCTATTGAAATTCTATTTGGTTTACCAAAAAATCCAGGATCACTATTTAGCCAATACTTAGAAAAAACACCAGTAGGTTCGGCATAATTAGAAATAAATTCATAAAAAACTTTACCAGGAACCATAAGATCTTCTAGTTTTGTTCCTGGAATCCCTGGAATGGGCGGATTTCCTGGTGTTGCTGCTGTTCCTGTCGTAGCAGCAATGCCTGTTGTATCTATATAACAGTTGATACCGCTACAGTCATAGTAATGATTAGGAAGATCAAAAGAAGATAGCTTTAACTTTGCAATTAACTCTTGGGTAGGTATTCCTATATACGTATCAACAGCAGGACTAAGATCTCTGTTGTCAATAGGCTTGCCTTCATCTACAGATTTTGGAAACTGCTTGGATATTGCTGCAGAGCTTGTTCCTCGACCAACCAAGCAAGCAAAAGGATTTTTATCATCGACCAAATTAACTGTTAATTGAGAGGCTTGTCCGCCCCATCCTTTACTAACATTGAAATTTGATACGCTTGCTCCTAAGAACAAGGTTTGAGCAATAATTTTGTCATAGCTATTACATCTTTGTGTTGCCATATTTAATCATCTAAATAAGATCTTGATAAATTACAGGTTTGATATACCCATCCTATTGTTCTAGTATATCTTCCTTCCGTTGGATTCCAGCTAGAATTGTCTTGAGATACAAATACTTGTCCGGTGTCATTAGTGCGAGTAGCAAAAGTACCAAAAATTGAAGATTGCCTATCACCAAAAGGCTTAAATCCTTCTATAATTTCTTGAATTGTTTTATAGGTAGTACCACCAGTCCATAATGGACACTCTTTACTAGTCAACATAAATCCATTAAAGCTACTAGGAGGAACAACAATAATTTCAAAAGTCAAATCTTTTTTAGCGCTAGTTTTAGCTCCTAAAGACTGTAATACCGGCCCTAAACGACGACCAAGAACAAAAGCCTCATTAATAACATCAACAGGACCAGTCTGGTTAATACTGATATTTTCTGCTAATACTCCGCTTATAAATCTAAATCTGTCATTAAATTCATAAGAATAGCTAATTGTTCCTTTTCTTGAGTCGTGTCCTTCATTTGTTGAGATTGGGATAATATTTAGTAATTTTTGTTTACAGTATGTTGGGTTTAGTGGTGGAGGCTGGGGAGTGGTAGTTGATGATACGTAATCATCTGTGCTTCTTTCAAGATTTATAGGAAAGCTAGCTCTTCTATATAAGTATGGTTTTATATCATTTAACCATCCGCTTAAAGCGTTCTCATACTTACTCGCATAAAATTTTTGATCATTAGAGCTAATACTTAATCCTGATGAGTCTAAAATTTGTTGAGAAATAGTTCCTGATTCACCATTTCTAAGATAGGGAGATAAATCAATCTTTCCGGTTGTTGGAACCAGACCAGAAGCTCCACTCATGATAGGAAAGGGAGATATCATTAATCCTTTAACACTTCCTTGTACCCTTACTGTTCTTACAAATCTTTCATCTGTTGAAGCTTCTACAGTATAGTCTTCTACATATTTTATGCCGGTAGGCATAGCTAGCCATGTCTCATTAACTTCATAAGATCCGGCAGTCTCGCTAAAGCTTATTGTTCTCAAATGATTATACAGAAATAAATTTGAAAAATTTGATATGTTGGGAGTCGCTGATATACCAAAAGATATTCCGGAACTGCTGGAAGTATTTCCTGCCCCGTAGGGCTGCGCTACTCTTTCTGCTACCCAATTTTTAGCATTTAAATATGCAGAAACATTAACCCCGCAACCTGTTCCGCTAGGGCCAGATATTCCTTCTGCCGAAATCCTACGAGATAGTTTAAATTGTGGTATGTTGGTAAAATTTAATGCTGAAGTTCCATATGGGCTGGGTTCTCCAGCATTGCTTGCTGATGGTACCAATTTTGTTGTGCTGGTATTGCTACTTCCGTTGGATGCTCCTGGCGCTGGTAGTGGAGGATTTAAAAGAGGATTATGATATTCTGATTTTTGAGTGACATCTTTGGCAAATGAAGCATAAACATACTCTTCCATTGGTTCTAATGACCAAGAGTCTGATCCGCTTTTAATTAATTGCCCACTGGGGCCGGGTTTGCTATATTCTAAATCAATACTATAATCAGCAGAAAAAATCCAATTATCATTACTCCTATTAAGAGCAAAAGAATTAACTTTAACCCCACACCCCTCTATAATATTAGAGTTGCCGCATTGTATTTGGAAAGTACCAAGACCACTTTGAGAAAATAAGTCTGTCATTCTTTGAGCGGCATCTAATATAACGGCAGTTCCTGTTCCGTCTGGATTAGTTCCTGAGGTATTTGCAGCCCTTAGTATCTTACCATTAAGAGTTACTTTGGTAGTAATACTAAATAATGTTCCTGCTTCTGATCTATTAAAAACTGTTGATAAATCAACCATGGGTACTGGACCAGCAATGTCATGCAGTCCTGTACCATTATAAAATACCCTAACTGGCTTAGTTGGGGCTGATGATCCATTAGAGCTTGATCCCTCTCCGGCCTGAGTAGAGAATAATGGATTATCATCCTCATAATATAATGGACTACTATATACCATATTTTTCCTTTAGAAAATTTCCCTTATCAGATAATTACACGAACTGGTAGTAGAAAGATACTCTTTTTTGTTCTTCCTTAGCTACAAAACTAAAGCTTTCTGGAAATGTTCTTACTGGAGTATTATTCAAATTTTGAATATACACAGTATATTTACGTCCAGGAATCAGGTCTTGTATTTCTACTACAATATCATTTGGACAATTGCAAGTTTCGTTTGCTTTATTAATAATATTCCCATCTGGAAATGATACTTTTAAGTCTTTGACCATATTTCTTATGCTCCTTAAGTATAAATACACCAAAAAATAATCTGTTTATATCGTTAATTAGCTTTGCCCAAACTCCTCTGTTGGTACATCTATAAAATCTCCAGAGTATGCTCTATTATATCCTTTTGTTATTCTTAAATCATCAATATAGCCGTTAAAGGGTCTTGGTCCAAAAGTTGTGTCTGTTCCAATAGTTAGATTATTGGATGATGCAGCAAAATTAATAGCTGTTGTTCTGGTGGCTACATTAAGTCCATCAATATACATGTTATGAACGTTGCCTGTCCTAGACCATACAAAATGATGCCACTGAGAGTCTCTGTATGTGTCTATAGAAGATACTAAGAAAGGCGAAGAATTACTATAATCTGCCCAATAAATAGTTAAAGGACTTGATCCGAGTCCATTTAATAATATTGACCAACCACCGGCATATGGTGAAGATCCCCAGTCACGATTTAGAATAGTAGCAAGCGGAGTACTTTGACCTGTTAAAAACCAGAACTCAATCGCCATATCTGATGATCCAAAATCTAATGATGTAGATGGTGCTACTGTCATATAGGTGCTATTAGAACCACCGAAAAACATGCTACCACAACCATATTTTTTCTGTGTTGACGAATACGTGGGACTTCCAAAAACCGAAACATTCTTTGGGGAAGGCGAGAAATCTCTATTAGCTTGGTTATTAAAAGGTAATAATAAAGAGACTAAAGAAAAGGAGGGATCGGTGGTTTTTGTTCCATTAGAAAATGCTGATGATGGTATCTGTATGCTGCTACCAGTATAGCCTCTGTTAGACCCATTTGTTATACGAATATCGTCTATATAGCCTGGAAAATAATTTGCATCCACATTAGTGCCTATGATAGCATTAGGAGATACTGGTGTAATATCTGCGGAGTAAGATACAGTATTACTATCAACAGCACCATTAATATATCCTCCAATAATTCCAGATGATCTGACTATAGCAACATGGGTCCAGGTATTAATAGGAATAGAAGAATTACTTGTAAAACGAGAACCAATACCAGCACTACTTACAAAGTCTAAACGATATGTTCCTATATTCCATATACCAAGAAGCCAGTTGGTATAAGTTGCAGCAGCACTTCTAGTATCAATAATAGGAGCATAAGTCGCTAAACTAGTCGGATATATCCATGCCTCAATAACGAAATCACCACTTAAAGACAGTCCGGTAGAAGATGTACTTAAATAAGAGCCGTTTTGACCATATAGGCTCTTACCTCCCCACTTACTCTGTGTTGATGATTGTGTGGCAAGTCCTGCTGCTGATATGTCTCTAGCTGGGCATATGGATGAAGAATCTATGAAACTATCATTATCTCTATCAAAATGCAACAACATTGTGACAAATGAGTAGTATGGATCGTTTAAAGTAGAAGATGATGATGGAGATGGGGTTGGCGTTGGAGTAGAGGTTAGGGTTGGCGTAGAGGTTGAGGTTTTAGTAATAGTAATGCTTGGGGTTGGAGTATTTGTTGCTGTTGGTGTTGATGTTGTTGTTTTTGTTATGGCAATAGTTGATGTGATTGTAGGCGTTACAGTGATAGTCGATGTTATTGTGGGAGTAACGCTTGTGGTTGCTGTATTGGTTGGAGTTACTGTTGGAGTAGCGCCTGGAGTTTTTGTGTTGGATGGAGTAGTTGTTGGACTTATGGTTAATGTTGGACTTATAGTCAATGTTGGAGTAGTAGTTTTTGTAACTGTTATTGTAGGAGTTATGGTGTTTGTAGGAGTAAATGTTTGTGTTACTGATGGTGTTGGAGTTGGGGTACGAGTTGTTATAGTTGGTCCACCAACAGTATTCTTAGCTATAATATAATACTGGTTTTTTTCTAGATATTTTAAACTATTATAGTCCAAAGATCCTTGATTAGTGATCCAAGCAGAAAACCCATTTTTGCTATTGTTTAAACCATAAATATACCCAATACTATTGATCCAATCAGCATCATATAGATTAATATTTGGTCCAGTATATTTTATGATATTGATTGGTTTATCTAATGATACTAGTGGATTGGTATTATCTGGTAATGTTTGCTGGTACAAAACATAGTCTGGGCGATTAAGCTTGCTAATTAAAAGATAGTTTTTATTAGGTTCTAGAGTTTCTAAGGAATTATATTTGTTACCAGGAATATACTCTATATAATGATCTCCATCATCAGAAACTGTAATAATTTTTTCTATTTGAGATAAAGCATTAGAGTTTAAGTCCTTGATGTTCATTGATCTTGGAACTGAGCTATTTGGGAATTCACTAATTGGTACATTAATAGCCGATCCTGTGTATCCTCTATGAAAATTATTAGTGATTCTAAAGTCGTCGATATATCCTTTAAAATAAGCATTTCTACCAATAAAATAAGTCATAAAGCCCATTGTTCTATCCAAAGAATATTCGGTATTATCAATTATAGTATTACCTCTTTGAATTCCATCAATATATAGTTTGTTTGATGATCCTGATCGTGATATAACAAAGTGTTGCCACCTATTATTTACTAGGTATTCATTTAGTCCTGTAAAGCTTAATTGATAGCCCCCTATGCCAGCGCCTAGTTTCAATTCTCCCGATGAACAAAATAACCGAATACTTTTATCTGATCCAGAGATTGGTCTTAGAATAAATCCACTATCAGTAAAATTTGGTTTTTTCATCCACCACTCAATAGCAAAGTCTCCAGACAAAAACACTGAATCTGTGCCACTCAATGTAAAATATCCATTCCCATAATCTCCAGTATCAGGATTATAAAAACTCCCAGAACCAAATTTTTTATCTGAAGACGATATTATTGCCGGAGTATTTGATGTAACAGACCGATTGTAAATTGATGAATCAACCAGAGAATTTCCATTAAGCAAAAGAGCAACCTGTGAAAAATAAGGATCACTATCAGCAAGATAGGTAAAAAATAAATATTTCGAGGCTACGTTGAATGGTAGGGGATAAATGGTCATAATTGATTATATTTCTAAATTTTTTCAGTACTATCTATATAGTATCTCATTAACTTGGTACTGTCAATTGAACGATATTACTATTGATAGAATAATAGATAGTACCACCGAAATAACTTATACTTGTTTTGGCTATACAGCGGTAGTATTTATTGTTATCATTAGCGTTGGTAAGACCAGTAAGATTTAATGTGCTAGATGTTGCGGCAGGAATATAATTTAATTGTTGTGGATATTGTGGGGGCTTGATATCAATGTTGAGCCTTTGTACCATTGGTATGTTGGGACTGATGCTTCGCCAATAACGCTTACAGGGAAAGAAAATGTTGCATTTCATCCTACAGCAGTTTGTGGTGCTAGAGTAGTTTGTGTCAAAAATGGCCAATTACCAACTGTTTCATTTGCTACGGTCCAAACCGGGACTTGTGATTTTAGGTCTATTTAGTATTATTATAACCAGCTACAGGATCTAAACAACATATTAGTCATATTATACCGCAAATATCGCAACATCTTTAAATGTACATACACCATCGCCATCTGAACCAAAAGTTATGATATCGCCATTAGTAACAGAAATTACGTTTGTTTGGGTGTCACCATCACCAAATAAAGTAGGTATTGCCACACTATCATTTTTATAGATCTTACCTTCATTACCATCACTAGTATCATCATTAAATGTTGCTTTTATTATTACTTTTGTAGCTAATGAAGTAGCTGTAAATCTATAATATCCTATACCATTAGGAATCCCAGGCTTATTGATATATATTTCTGCTGCTCTATAATAAGGAAGAACTGCTGTTCCATTAGCAATAGCTCCAAATGAACTAGTATCAGTACCGCCAGCATCTCCTACTCTTGATATGGTTAATTTAGAGGCAGCTGCTGGACCAGAGCTTGAGAATGCTGAAGTTGGTAATGTTATTGTACTTCCAGAATATCCTCTGCTACTTCCATTAGTAATTCTTAATTCGTCTAAGTATCCGGGAAAATTAATACTAGAAAAAAATGTTGAGATATTAGTTCTTCCAATACGTAAAATACCATTATTGTCTACCGCTCCTGCTAATATATCAGACGAATAAGATAATGTTGTTGAGTCTTTTACTCCATTAACATAGATTGATATAACACCAGAAGATCTAACAACAGCAACATGAGTCCATGAGTTTAGTGGTACACTAGTACTACTTGTTGTCAAGGTATTCCCCGGACCACTATCTGCCTCAAAAGATACTCTATAGGTACCAGAAACATTCTTTAGTGCTAAATACCAATTGTCTGGAGCTGTGACCGATGGAAACTGACGAGCGTCAAATATTGGAGCATCAGAAATTAATGAGGTCGGGCGTACCCATGCTTCTAAAGCAAAATCATCGTAGAATGAAAACTCGCTATAATAATATATTGGAGTACTTAGATAAGAAGTATTATCTGGTATATATAATGACTTTCCACCAAACACACTTTGAGTTGCAGACTGAGTTGCGTTGCCGCTAGTTGATATTGTTCTTATGCTTGACATTGATGATGAATCAGTAAATGTATTGCCTGTTCCGTTTGCTCCAACTAGCAAAGAAACATATCCGAAGTATGGATCAGGCAATACTTGTTCTGCCGAGACGCTGACGTTAGAAAAAGAATGATCGTTTGAGTTTGTCAAAAAGAAAATTATGTCACCTGTGATAACAGAGAACGAGCATGTCCTACTGTCACCAACAGTGGTTACGACTCCGCCTCTGTTGAGTCTAATTACACCACTACTTTCGTCACCCTGTGGATCGTAAAAAGAGGAGGTCACAGTCACAATTGAATCGCCATTTGCAGTCCATGTATAACGGCTCAGGCCGTCGACGTCACCGTAAGTCAGGCTACCGGAACGAGTGAATGTCGGACTGGAAGATGTCCCTCCTACTGTGAACGTACTCGGGCCTTCGGTGGCCGCGTTGCTTCGTGATATCTCTAAAATAGGAGGCGGCGGCGGAGTTATTGTTGGCGTTGGAGTTGCTGTTTGGGTTAATGTTGTTGTTACTGTTGATGTTATTGTCGGAGTTACCGTTATTGTCGGAGTTACCGTTGGAGTTGGATCTTGTGTTCTAGTGACTGTTGGAGTAATTGTTGGTGTTGACGTTACAGTAGATGTTATACTTGGAGTTGGGGTTAATGTAGGTGTTGAGGTCGGCGTTAGCGAAGGCTGTGGCAGTATACCATCCCCGTAGATATTTGCATTAACGCAGGTTGGAACTTCATCACTTTGAGTGGCATATACCCAATATCCTGCACTAGTACCACCACCCTTATAGTAAGCCGCTTTATACCATTCATTTTCTGTGGGAATGTGATATTTTGCTCCAGGATTTTTGGCTACTGCATCTCCAGTAATTCTTTCATTTAGGGTATATGCTCCATCTTCGGTTGTGCTATTATCTTGAGGTCCAGTTCGTTTACCATTATGAAGCCAATTGCAGTATCTTGCACAATCAAACCAACTTACAGATATCACCGGCTTGTCACCATAATTAGTTTTCACGGAGTAAGTGTAACTTCCGTTACTTCCAGATCTTGTGATACCGCCCCTGACATTTGCCATAAGGGTATTGTAAAGAAGATGAGTGTCAGTTACTGCCACAGCCCTTAAAAAATCAATATATTCATTATTGGTTATTGTGAATTTTCCTATAGCATAAGTATAAGAAACATTACCTTTTCCAACACTTCCTCCTGTGTCAGGATCATTATTAGTATCACCAACAGTTACAAAGTCAGGAAGGAATAAGGGATTAAGTGTAGAATAACTTGAAGCTATACGAAAACCGATGTAGTAGTTGTCCTCGACCGCCGGTTCGGCCGAGATTTTGTAGAAGGATAACAAGGGGGACGGGCCACTCATCCAATAGCCGCCCCGTATCTGCCGAAGCGAGCCAGCAGTACCATCCAGATCGTTCCACTGATACACGTTGCCGCCTTGATCATAAGTTCCATAAGCGCTCGGCCCACCATTACTTCCAACAGTTGTTACATTACCGTCCTGACTATCCCAATCAGCACACACATTAAAATTAGCAGAGTTGGCTCCTGCTGAAACAGCAAGCCATGGTGATGGAGTTATACTTGGTGTCAATGTTATTGTCGGAGTAATAGTTGAAGTTATAGTATTAGTCAGGGTTATAGTTGGAGTTATAGTTGGAGTTATCGTATTTGTTGGCGTAATAGTAGGAGTAACACTATTAGTAGGAGTAACTGTTTTAGTTATAGTATTTGTAGGCGTTATTGTTGAAGTTATAGTAGGAGTTATCGTATTTGTTGGAGTTATGGTTGGAGTAGGAGTTGGGGTAACCATTCCAGCTGGAAGTATACAAACGTCATCGATAGCTGGGCCAGCACAAGTACCGGGTGTCATACTTTCAAATTTAATACTAGTATTTACTATTCCTACTTGAAGAGGATTACCAGAAGAGACAAAAGAAAAACTTTGACCAATCCATCCCATGGATGAGTATGTTCCATCGTGAGGATGGCTTGTTGAATCGAAATAAAGACTACCCGAATAAATAACGTTCTGAGACACAACTACCGGATCATAATTATTGCCGTTAAATATAACAACATTAGCATATTTAGGACCAAGATCAAGTCCATTATTAGCAGCTAATTTGAAATTAACAACATAACTTTCTCCGACTGTTGTTGAAAATGTTTGAATAATATTACCTGCAGAGCAGCTATTTAAATCTACCCATCTATTTATTGGTAGTTCTGCAAAATTTGCAACATCAACATTATTAATTATCCAGTTATCTGCGAAGCCACCACCTAATCCAACAGGAACTCCAGCTTCAAAATCTCCATTATAGATTAAGTTTCCACCACATACCGTATATGGTATTCTGGTTTGAGTAGGCGTTTGTGTTAAAGTAGGAGTTATAGTAGTTGTTATGGTAGGAGTAATAGTCTGAGTTGGAGTTATTGTTATAGTAGGAGTGATGGTTCTAGTCGGAGTTACTGTAACTGTTGAAGTAACTGTTACTGTAGGGGTAATTGTTGGAGTGATTGTTGGTGTTGACGTACTAGTTTGCGTTACGGTAGCAGTTACTGTTGGAGTGGGCGTTCTGGTGGACGTTATCGTTGGAGTAATAGTATTTGTTGGAGTGATCGTTGGAGTCGCCGTTGATGTGAAAGTTGGAGTACAAACGTTATCATTAGAATAATAGCAGTAAGGACCATTTCTAGTAGGAGATAATGGGACACAAACTATATCAGCATTATATTGTGTAGCATAATTCCAATAT